CGAGATCTGCGCATGTCTCGTGGGCTCGGAGATGTGTATAAGAGACAGATGTGGAAGGGTGCAGAATCAAACTGCATGAAGCTGTCGCAGAACGACTTGAGTTACTTGCATCAGAAGTAAAACGATTGGAATCTCTTGTACAGCCAATAGGAAAAAACCCGTGCGATGGATGTGACCATGGATGGGGGTCAATCGTAGGATACAAAAACGGGAAAGTGGAGTCAAAGAGTTGTATGGAAGAATGCCAGTTGCTGAAAGAGTATCTGGAGAAACAGAAGGAGGGACAGCCATGCTGCCCATGATGGAATCTGGCTGCTATAACTGCCCAGTCAAGAACTGTACTGCGGCGTATCGTGGCAGCGAATGCGCCACGAACCGAGCAAAGGTAGGAATCGATACCGACCCGCTAACCAATGGCGAATACATCAGGCAAGCAGACGACAATCAGCTTGCGGACATTCTGTATGGAGTTGTTTCTGGGGTAGTAACAGAGATACTTCGCCGTCTCGGAATAACCGATTGGGAATGTCCAGACATCCGAGATGAATACGTCGAGTGGCTGCGAAGCCCATGCGACAAGGAGGCCAAATGAAGACGCTGAATGGTGGGCGGAAACTCACAATCCCGTGTAAAATCGGAGACTACTGTCTGTATGATGCGGGGCTGTGTATCAAAAAGCTTCGGGTCAAAGGTTTCTACTACGGATACCCGGATGGCCTGCGTATAGACCTCGGCGATATTCAGCCGGTCGCATGGGACCGCTCAATCGTCGGATACGAAAAGGCCAAAGATGATGTCATGCAGAGCGAAGAAGCAATCAGAATGAGGAGGCAGCTGGAGTATAGATGAAAACTGAAATCACGAAAATCAAGGGTGACTGGATAGAGGTCGCTTCCGATTGCCGGTCAACGGTCGGCAAGCCGCCGCTCGACCATGAGCCGAGTACGGAATTCAAACGGAAGATCCTCATTGCAGAGCACAGCCCGATTCGGGACATTTCCGTGAAGTGGACGTGGCACGGAATCAAAAGCTGGGTCGCTACCCACTGGAGCAGACACAAGTTCGAGAAGTACATCAAGTCTCAGCGCTCAGACAGAACCGGCATCCCGCGCGATAAACTGCCGCAGGACGCGCCTGTTGACTTTACAGGTGACGCAAACGTTCAGGCACTAATCGATACCATGCGGAAACGTTTGTGCCGCCAGTCCTCAACAGAGACGCGACAGTATGCAGAGGACTTCAAGGCAGCGCTCCACGAGATCGAACCTGAAATATCGGACGTTCTCTGCCCTGCTTGTGTCTACCGTGCGGGCTGCCCAGAAATGAATCCGTGTGGAGACGGAAAATGCTTTTTCGATGTCCTGATTGACCAGACAGCCGGTGCGGTTGCCACGACGAACATCCAAGACCGCTACGATGCATACAACAATTTCTTTTACGAACGGAGGGAAACCAAATGAGCATTCTCGTTGAAACTTGCCCTAAATGCGGTGCAGAACTGCAGAATATCGTGATCGCTACGTTCCCGCCGATTCCGCAGAAGAAGTGTTTCAACTGCGGATGGAGCTGGGAAGGGAAACCAGAGAAGGTTGAGTACAGGCCGTTTGAGGAAGCCGCTGAAGAGAAAGACCAATGTCGGTAAATGTGCAGTTTGTCTGCCCGGTGTGCGGGAAGCGTGTGACGCGAATCAGGGAACCCGGACAAAAAAGTTATTTCTGTAGTCAGACTTGCTTCAATTTCGCGCGGCGCAACGGAATGTGGGGCCAGCGGAAAGAAACCAGCTTGCCGGGCGACTTGGCACATGAGAAGGTCACGATAAAAATTACGAAGGATATCCCGATTTTTCAGCAGATGCGGCCGAAAATCGGTGCGCTGTATGCAGCGGAAAAATACGACGGAAAGTACCATGGATACGTTATCAACGTCAACGGGTACAGGGTAAACATTCGGTGGAACGAATGCGTGGAGGTGAAGGAATGAGCCAAGCAGTGCTCATCAGCATCAGACCAAAGTGGTGCGAAAAGATCATAAGCGGTGAGAAAACGATTGAGGTGCGCAAGACGCGCCCGAAGATGAACCTGCCGTTTAAGTGCTACATCTACTGCACGCAGAGCGCTGATATGCTTTGGATTTTGAATGAAAGGGAACGGTCTCTCTGTCCTGATAAAATAGCGGATGTTTTCAAGGCTGCTAAATGCGGCGGAGCATATCGGGGAAATGGCAAGGTCATCGGCGAGTTTGTATGCGACGACATTTTTGAAAGGATCGTCAGAGTAGGAGCAAGCTGTGAACCGCCGAAATATTGCATCTGCGATTGGAACATGGACTGCACACCACTTGATACGCTTCTTGCGGATGCCTGCCTGACAAAAGACGAACTGGAGAAGTATCTGGACGGCGGCGTCGGCTACGGCTGGCACATCTCCAACCTAAAAATCTACGATACGCCGAAGGAACTGATAGAATTTCACACTTGGAAAAAATGCAAATCATGCAACAAAAGTGGGTACGAAAGCACAGCCTGTATCTATGATGAAAATTGCATAATTCCAGCGGCGATTACTAAAGCACCACAAAGCTGGTGCTATGTGGAGGAATTGCCATGACCGGGATATCAACGCCGCGAAGAATATCTTGAGTGAAGGATTACGCCTATTGGCGTAGAAAGGAATCCTTATGGAGAACAACAATAGGACGGGACACGCCCAAATTAACGCTCGTGGAGATTGCGTAGACCTCGCAAGTGCAGGCAGCGGTCGTAGAAGCGAGAATCCCCCGGCTTTAGCCGTGGGGAGTGTCAAGCAGGAACGTCAATCAACGTTAATTCGATGCCCTCACGGACATATTCTAGGTGTATGCTGGGAAAATGGAACTGTTGAAATCAGGCATAAGGGAAGAACCGCCGTAATAAATTCTCCGAATGCAAACGTGCAAATAACCTGCGAACAATGCGGCAAGATGGTCACAGTCTATCTGGACTGCGGAAAAACTGATGTGGAGGAGTGTATATGATAATTAAATCCGGAGATTATGTAGAAAGTCTGCATGGGAATGTCGGTGTAGTAAAAACTGAACGCGGTGAATTTGATGTACTGAAACGCACAAAATTAACGGTCACAGATCTTGCAGTCAAAATCAACGAAATCATCAACTATCTGAATGCGGAGGAATGTTAATGGAGCATATTGTACAGTTTGGCATCGACATCGATGACGAGGCAATCAAGCGTACCATAATGGAAAGCGGCGTTAAGACTATCGAAGCGCAGATCAAACAGGCAATCATCAATAAAGTTTTCACAGCATACCGATACGGAAATGCGAATCCTGCCAGCGATCCGTTATCTACATGGGCGCAGAATCTCGTAGCGGACACGCTCGCAGAAAACCGAGACGCGATTATCAACCAAGCAGCGGCAATCCTTGCGGAAAAAATGGCAAAGAGCACGAAAGTCCGCGAAGCGGTCATTGCAAAGGCGTCGGAATGAGTGTCACAATCAAAAGCTTAAATCCATTTGCTTTTGACCCGAGAATGCTGTATAGGCTCGAAGAAAACCACGTTTCTGGAGATATCATTTCCATCCAAGGAAGAAGACTAATCATTACGGATGAATCGAATGATGTGACATATCTTGGGGAAGAAAACGAATGGCGCAACAGATTCTATGCTGGGAAGTGGATAACGGTTTTTGATTTGGAAGGTATATTCGAACTTGAATCGGACGAACCAATCGACATAGAAGGATTCAAAAGGTTTCCTTGTGGAGAACACAAACTGTGGACGCTTAGAGCGGAACAACCTGCGAAGAAATTAGCGTGGTTAATTCGAGAGGAACGTAGAATATCGGCATTGGATAGGGAGAAATAAATGGAAGATTTCATGTGTGCGCGTATCTGCGACGACATGCAGCTTGAACTTCACAAGGACGTGCTGCGGGCAATAATCGAGCAGGATGAGTTCTACCGAGTATTGGGGAACTTCTCCGTGGAGATCATGGGCGTTGCACCTGATACCGGCGCTTTCATCCTCAAATTCCACGACAAGGATAAGAAGCACGCGAAAACGGTCTACGATAGCGAAGTCGAGGAAATAACACCGACGGATATGTTTAACCTCGATTTGCAGAACAGGTTCCGAAATGTCGGCCCATATCAGGTGGAATCCAGCAATCCGAACTGGACAAGGGAGGGAAACAAACCAGTGGTAACAATCTATGGTTATAGCGACGATACGGTAGAAATCGAAAACAGCAATTACAATGATGGTAGTATTGACTGCTTCGACAAGGATGTGCGGTTGTGGTTTAACGACGGAACAATCATCCGCATCGGTTACTGCAAGAAAAATCTCGGCGTCTGGTACATCGTTAGAGAACACGTCGGAACGGCAGAGCAGACACTTTTGGTCTGCGAAGATGAAGATGCAGATCCGTACAGCGATGTTTTCTGCATCAACGCGGAAATCGAACGGCATGAGGTGCTGGGAGGGAACTTTGGAGAGATTAACATTACGGAGCAGTGAAACAAGCCACGAAAACGGCGTATGCTGCACACATTTCAAAAGCAAGGAATGCCTCGAAGCCGGCGGGAACTGCGCTTACGGCTGCAAGTGGGAAGAAGCAGTATGGGCACGTTTGGCTGAATTTGAGGACAGTGGCCTTGAAACGTGGCAAGCTGACGCTGCTAAGAGCATCGTTGAAATGGCATTCGGCGGGGAAATCAGCTCAATAGAACGTATCCGTGATCTGGTAAGAGCAGATAAAGCCGGCATGAACATTACTCTTCCGTGCAAACCGGGCGACAAACTGTTTTTCCTGACGACAGACAGTTTGAGTGGGATCGAGGAAACAAAGTGCAAACGCATCATGATCTGCCGCGCTTCCGATGGGTTGTATGCGAAGGTCGTTGCGCCGTGCGTCTATGATGATTGGGGTGGCGCGCATTGGGAGTTCACAGAGGAAGATTTCGGAACAAAAGTGTTCTTAAATCAGGAAGACGCCGAAAAGGCCAGGAGGAAAAATGAACTGTGGAGTAAAGGAATGTCCTTTTATTCGGAGCGGTGAGTGCGAAGTACCGCCCTGCGAAACGTGCTTCTTGCCGTGCGAAGCGAGGGAAGAACATGACTGATCTCGAGTGCTGCCCATTCTGCGGCGGTGAAGTTGAGGAACGTGGTGGAACCTGCAACTTTGGAAAGAAAATCATGACGCTGGATGTAAAGTGCAAGAAGTGCGAGACAACCTTTAAGTTTAAGCACAAATGGGTTCTTAACCCATACGTCGAAACCGTTGAGGCTTGGAACCGGAGGTACGATGATGGAACAAATTCGTAGTTGCCCGTTCTGTGGCGGGCGCGGCCGGGTGAGTTTCAAGGATGCTCGCTTCGCAGGTCAGAATTACAGAGGCGACAAGAAAATTGTGTACCGCGTACAAATCATTTGCAACCGGTGCGCCAGCCGGGGCAAGCCTATCAGAACGCAGCCGTTGATTAACCCTAATCCGTATGCCTGTGCATGGGGACCGACATATGACGCGAAATCTCCAGTATGCCAAAGGCAGACGGAGCTTTTCGCACCATACGTTGAAGCGGCTATCCGTGCGTGGAATGAGAGGTATGTAGATGGAGCAACCGAGTAACTGCCCATTTTGCCACAAGTGCTCTGTGGATTGGCCGGTGTATCTTGATGAGATACACCAGTTTAATGCAGACATATACCCAGAATTGATGTATCAATGCCGCTGTACATACTGCGGGGCAAGTGGACCGATAAAAGGTACGAAGCGTGCAGCTATCAAAGCTTGGAATAGGAGGAACGAAAATGGTTGAAAATCGAGTGTGTTTTACCGTCCGAGGAGAGTTCGGAGCGCAGATGAGTTTCGAGTCAGAAAACACGATCCCGTATGAAGCTCTGTGCAAGTGTGTCAACAAAGATACGCTGATAGAGCTGATGTGCCTTGACGTAGCCGGCTATACCGGCGACGATATTCAGTTCATCACGCCGGAAGAATATGACGAGCGCTTTGGAGATGACGAAGATGGTTGACTGCTGTGCGACCTGCGCATTCCACGAATGCCAGAAGGGGTATCTCTATCCGCACCGGTGCAAAAAGCACAAAGGCGAGCGCTTTTCGGAAGTCGAGTGGCGACGCATCGTGTATAGCCTGTACAAATGCGGCGAGTTCAAAAGCATTGACGCTGTCAGTGATGTATCGGACAGAGAACGTGAACATGAACGATGCCACTAAAATTGTCAGGGAGGACGAAATGATGGACCTGGAATCAGTTTTCAATGAAATCAAGGCAATGTCGCAGGAACAATTCGACGCTCTCATGGAGGAAGTGCGTGCAATGTCAGAACCACCATATGATGAGACTGTCAATGAAGAACCTGCAGTTGCGCCGATGAATCAGGCTGATATCAGCGAGAATAGCCGGTACAAGGAACTGAAAGTGAACCCATGCGCATACGGCGTCCATTTTTCTGCCGTCATGGATGACGAAGACGGTAGCATTGTCGTTTTCGGAGAAGGTGGATGGGCGATGGGGTACATCGACTACCCGATGGGCACGGCAAACTGGATCGTCACGGACGAGTGCAAGCCGGGTGTACAGCGGTATTGGAAGACGTGCTCGAAATGTGGACAGAAAAAATGGTTCTTCAACTATATCGACGCACGGAATCTGAAACAAAGGTATCCGCTCTGCGAGTGCGGGGCGAAGATCATTGGTGTGGAAGAAAGGTTTGAATTTGAATGACACGTGTGCGGGAAAGGATACAACCATGATAATTTATACCGGAGAACGCGGTAGCGGGAAAACCACTATGCTCATCGAGATGTCTGAAAAAACGGGTGCGACCATCGTTGTGGCTACATACCCGATGGTCAAGTATATCCAGAAGACTGCGGGTCAAATGGGTAAGAAGATTCCCGTTCCTATCACGGTGACGAACTACATTCACCTTCTTGCAAACGGTGGTCTCAGTAAAAGTAAGAAGTATCTCGTGGACGAACTTCAGATGATACTCCATGGCATGAACATCGAAGTTGCTACATGTGACAATGATTGTTTGAGAGCGCTGGGAAATCTGTCGAGTGCGAAATCTCAGCCAGATCGATACATCAACGCTACACAACTGATTGCCACACTAGAAGGTGCAATCGAGAGGGCGGAACGCGAAGAACCAGCAGGAATCGAGAAACTTTTGGCTGTAATGTCGATGAAATATGCGAAACGGCTGCTCGAAGAAGCGTCCAAAACGGAGGGTGAGCGTGGATAAATACGTTAATGCAACGCACATCATTGAAGGGATCAACAAAGCACTTGACTCCCTACGGCGAGAAGATGGAAGCCTGCCGGACACGGAGGATGTCAATGAATTGCTCAGTTTCAAGAGAATGCTGAAACTCGCACCGGAAGTCCCAATTAAGGACTATCGGCCAGAGAATGCGCCATTTGTGACGTTCAACGGCAATCCCGTTGGACTTCTGAAAAGCATACGGCCCGATATTACTGAAATCGTAATTTCAACCAGCTGCTGCGGGTGCGAGTTTGTAAACGGTGAACTTGCATCGGTGGAAATTCTGAAAGAACCGTTGGATAAATGGGAGGAACAATATGGTAAAACTATCGACGATTCAAAAGCACAATAACCCGCACGCCATCCTTCGGAGTGATAACGAAGGACCCGGAGGCGGCTATCACGATTACACTGTGATGGATGTGGACAGAAAAAGTGTGATTGCACAGATAAAATTTCAGAAAGGCGCACGAAACGACCCGAACGCGCGTCATGGCGTTTTAGATGCTGACCTTTTGGAAATCGTGCGTGATAGGCTGACGGCCTTCAACAAGGGAGAATTTGCCACGCGGGAGAACGCCTGCGCAATCACGCATATTGAAGAAGCCCTCATGTGGATGGCGAAGCGCGCCGATGACCGGGCGGAGCGCGGTGTGCTCGGGACATACAACAAGTGAGGGGCATATGGCAAACCTTAAAGACTTTTCGTTTGAGAAAATCCATCATGGAGACAAGGTTTTGCACAAGGAACTCGGAATCGGAGAAGTCCTGGGAATCTGCAAGCCATCGGTGCAGATATTCTTCCCTGATATGTGCGGAGGAACATTCATGGATCTCAAGTACAACAACGGATGGAACCTAGAAAACACCGGAATCGAGTTTATCGGGGAATTCAGGAGGGAGAAACTGGGCGTGGAAGACAAACAAGGGATGACGTGGGCGCAGTTTTTGAAAAATCCGGGGCCTTTTTGCTGGGAGAATGTTATGACGGGAATGGTCGTAAATCACAAAGAACATGGATACGGCGTGGTCATATCAACGAACACCGTATCAGGCACGACGGTCCAATTCGAATACGGATGCTACAAGGCATTCGAAGGAGATTCCTACAAGGACTTCACGAAGATCGGCCCGTGGACGGAGGAAACTTTGAAATGACTATTGAAGATTATCGGAAAAACCTCGACGTTATTGCCGATATAAATTTGAAAGATGAGCAACTACCTGCTGGATTCCGCATCGGGGCCTTTTGCGGACTACAGCTTGCTATGAGACTATTACCGGAGCAATTTGACACGGTTTCTGTACCATTTGGTCAACTCGTCAGCAACGCACTCGAAAAGATTTCTTATAGACTTGCAGAAATGCAGGAGGCAGAGCGCGGCGTACTGGGGACGTATAACAAATGATAGAAGATGAAGCTAAGACCATTTTTGTATGCAACATAATCACCGGCGGTGTTTATGAGGTGAAAAAGGGCTTTGACATCGACGAGAAGTGCATCAAGAATATTTTGGAACGCGTTAAAGCACGTGGAGAGGAATATGCTGTGTTTATGCTTCCGGGCGTTGTAAAACACGGTGACATTGTGAGATATGCCAATGCCGTTGCGGATTGGAGACGATTTCAAGATACCAGACTCCCAGAATGCGTGTATGGAACACCAGAAGCGATTGAAATCCTGACAGCTGGAATGGAGAAACCGGATGGCGAAACATAACCAACAATGGCGTGATGCCAGATGGAAGCAAAAGAAACGCCAGAGGGACGCTGAAAGCAAGCGACGGGAATGGGAACTGTCAGAATTTGCACGGCAGGCGGACGAAGCGCTTGAGCATATGCGGCAATTCTCCGATTGGGCGGAGCCGATGATAGAAAGACTTGATTTTTTGAAGGAAATCGGGCCGGGAGTCAACTTCGCGGAGATACTGGAAGGAACCAAGTACAGATTCGTTTCGCAGAAGTACAACGGCGATGGGACATATGATGTCACGTTCGAGGTAGACGTGCTGAGCAATGACAGCAAACACGAAAAGATCGGCGTGCTGACGGCAACTGCTTTGCGCGTGTCGTATATCGCGGGGAGGTTAGAAGTTCATGGACGATGACGAGAAATTTGAAGACTTCTACTCAAACGCAGAACGGCGCATCCGAGAACTTAACAAGAAACGCGACGATGCAATGAACGAAACACCACAGAAGATTTACGCGAAAATCGGCGAACTGATTGGGACACTCACTTTAGATGGCGAAGCTTATCCGATAAAGGGACTATCGGATAAAACCGCGCAGAGCCTTCATAGAACGGTTTGCCCAAACTGCGGCGCACCACATTCACCATGGGAAGCCAAGTGTGAATATTGCGGTGGGTATGTTGATGAGGAAATGAATCAAATCGAGATAAAACCGCAAACTGGAGACTATTCGTTCATACGTTGGGACGGGGAAAGGTGGATACAAACACCCGCAAGACTCCTGGACCGTATTTACGCAGAGAGAATATCGGAAGAAGACATCGTTGGATACAAGGAGGAAAAACAATGAAGAATACAGCAATCGCTTCAGTCGGCAAACTTGTGGATCATAAGTTTGATCGCAGCGTTCCCGCCATTCCATGCAGAATGGAAGCAGGGAAAGCAGGGACAGACCCGCGTGTTTTTGAACTTCCGCAGGGAGCCATAGACCGAATTAACAACGAAGCATATGCTAATCCGTGTAATGGCATAGGAACGCTTGACGATGAAACGGCAAAGGCCATTTTGACCGCGTTTGAAACAGCCTAAAACAAACTTTGCAACTTCTCTTGCATTTTTGATGATTATATGGTATAATCAAGCAAAATAGATAGAGACGTTTACGCGCTGTTTCGGTGCTTTCTCCTACTGGAGAGGTGCCGGAACAGCGCTTTTTGCGTTTTTTGGAGGTAAAATGAGCGAAAACGTCAGCGAACTGGAACAGCAAGAATACTACGCGCAGCTTGCAAAAAAGACTTCAGAAAGCCTTGCGTATTTCTATTGCTGCGTCAAATATGATGTTCCGTTTGCGCGCGACTGCGTGCCGCGCGATGAAGGGCGCGACAAGTGGCTTTCGTACCTCGATAACCTCCATATCAAGAAACTGGATGCCAGCAAGAGCGGCGAGCGTTACGGCTTCCTCGATGGATTGACCGACATCACGAAGATATTCGGCGAGGGCCTGAAAGACGGCGAGTTCACAAAGGCTGTTTACGCTGAAAAGAATGCTCAGTCAGCCAAAGCCGGCACGGTGAGGCAGCGGAAGGACTGGGGGACTGATTACACCAATGAGGATTACGCGGAATTCGACCGCATCTTTGAAGTCCTCGTCTCCGACTTCGGCGGGGAAGATGCTGTGAGCGCGAAGCAGCAACTTATCCTTCGGAATGTTGCCCGCTGGATGAAGCAGATGAACGACATGACGGCCGCAGGCAAGTTCGATGCCGCAAAGAAACTGTCTGGCATGATTCAGGAAAACCTTGCAAGCGAAAACCTACGCAAGAAGGACGTCCGCCCTGCAGACGTTGTCCGTCTGGATGAAATCACAGATCGACTGGAAAAAGCCGGTCTACTGAAGAACGGAAAGCAATGCAGCCCGGATGAAATGTTTGAGTATTTCTTCGGCAGAAAGCCGAGATATCCATATACTGCAGACGCGGTAGATCAAATGATCCTCATCAACGAAAATCGGATGCGGCAAAACGACGGTATGCCTGAGTTATCTATGCTGCCGGATGAGATGAGAATCCATGACAACCTTGGGGAGTTTGCTGAAGAACCAAACGATGCAGAAAAAGAAGCCTACGACAAATTGGGGCTGATACGGATGCCGCCGCTGAAAGACGGTGCGAAGAAGTAGGATGGTGATGAAGGTTGGCAAGACGATACGGTAAGGTGTGGTCTGCCGGCTAGTCTATAAAAGGCGTCGGGTGGATTCAAAAGCGCGAGGTCGAACAGCGCGACTATACTTCATTCGAGTCGGAATGGTGGGCATTCTTGATTTGGGTAATTCGTTGGTATCCAGATAAGGGCTGCGACCTGTTCCGCGACGAGTATGCGGATTATGCGAATGAAGAAATTATGCAGCGCCTGATGATGCGGGCATACGCGAGAAACGCAGATGTGGCATTCACAGGAACGCGCGGAATTACAAAGACAAGCACAAAATTCAAGTATGCAATGCTGAATGGCTTGGTTTGGCCGGGAACGCAAAGCGCATATTATGGGCCTTCATACAAACAGATGGCACTTATTGGAAGCAAGCAGTTCAAGCAGATCGCACACGACTATCCTGCACTAGCAAAAGGATGGCGTGTGACAGCAGAGAGTAAGGACGACTTCAAAATTGAGACAGACTTGGGAAGTGCGTTCTACATCTCCGCATTTCGTGGCGATAACATTCACGATGTAACAGCGGAAGAATTTGCGCAGGAAGAAAATCCACCGTTTGATTTTACCGAGTATTCGACGATTGTTCTTCCGGCGGTCCGTCTTCGGCACAATGTAGATGGAAGACCGGATCAGAACTTCGTCGCATATAAAAACCACTCTATTACAAGCGCAGGGCGGAAGCAGCACCCGTCATTCACGGTTCGATGCGATACCCTTAAAGAAATGTATCGCGGAGAAAGCGCGTTCGCTTACGATATGAGCTGGGAATGCGTTGTTCTTCAGCAGATGCGTCCGTACTCCTGGGCGCAGAAACTGAGATCGAAACTGACCCCGGAGCGCTGGATGCGTGAGATGGAGAGTCGATATACCGGCGCGGACGAATATCCCATTATCTCGGACGAAAGCCTTTCTGAGAGCTGCTGCCTGCAGTCTATGGAGCGGCAGCACTGCTGCAAGTACCCCGGATGCAAGACAGACCCGAAGGATGTAATATACGTCGTCTGTTACGACGTTTCCTACGAAGACGCGAAGAAGAACGCCAAATGCGCCGTCGGCGTCTGGAAACTCACAAAGCAGGATGATTTCTTGAAGCGGGACAGATACCTGAAACAGCTTGTGTGGCTGGACGATTGGCCGCCACCCGATAATGCCATGAAACAGGCTCGAAAACTGAAAGATGTGTGGTATCGGTTCTGCTTTGATGGTGGGAACACCACCTATATCGCAATCGACGGATGGCAGTATGGCAAGGCGGTCATCGAGGACCTGATGAAAGACCTCGGCGATGGATTACCACCACTGTGCATTTTGGACCATACCGAATATACGGCGTTGGAGCTTGATGGCGCGTTGCCTATCATTTACCCCATCAAAGCCGGCGGAAGCGGCGTCACAGATCCAGATGTTGAGATGATCCGGTATGCACAGACGCAGTTTGATAACCACAATGTGCAGCTCTTGACGATGAACACCCGCGAAGGCGTGGAAGCCTACAAACGGCTTCATAAGATCAAGGACGATGATTTGGATTATCAGATTGCACGGCCGTATCAGAAGACCCGAGAACTTTCTGGACAGATTCAGAACCTGAAGGCGGTTCCGTCGGGCGCTGGATTCAGCGAGAAGCGTATTTCCCGCGCAATACAGAGAGACAGCTGGTCAGCTATAAAATACGGCCTGCGGCTGGCCCAGAAGCTTGAACGTGAGCTCGCCTTGAGCGAGGTCAAGAAGAAAAGCGATTGGGATGCCGTACTGTCAAGATACAAAGACAAAAACACGGTTCGGAACGTTGGAGGACGACAGGGCAGCGGTGGCCGACTTGTGACGCAGAGACGCGGAGGAAGGATATTCTGATGGCAGAGGAAAAAGTCTACAGCCTGTACGCCTTGCGCGTTACGCAGGAATCCGTGGAAACGGCCATGATGGAGCGATTCAGCCGGATTGCTCCTGGCTATATCCTGATTTACACGGCAGGGGAACAACCAAAAGAAAGCCTTGCTATAAACGGAGAGGACCTGAAGCGCCTCAGCACGGCCGATGTGGACTGGATCATGAGCTGCGCGGCGACACTCCTGCGGGAACGGCTGGAAAAGAAGAAGCCGGAGGCAATGGCGAACCTGAGCCGGATGGTTGACCAGTTCGCTGCAGCTCTGGAAGTAGAGCGCAAGAAACTGGCCGGTGAGAACAAGAAGGGAGCGGAAGACCATGGCGATAGAGACGAGCGAGCTCAGTAAACTTCAATATGAGTCTTTCCCCGAGATTTTTAATCGGTTCCGTCAGCTCGCGGCAGATAACCAGGGAATGCCGATGTCTGCCATTACGTCAGCGTTCTCCGGCATAAACTCGGGCCGCTACGGAATGGCGAACCCTTACATTCAGAACCGCCGGGTGAAGCAGATTTCTTCGCTTCCGGTCAATTTCACCAAGGATAAAGTCGGCGAAATGCTCACCAAGCCGTATGAGAGCGAACAGCCGCTCCGTCAGGTGGCGCACATTCTGGAGTACACGGCATACCCGCTTTTCCACATCCGCAAAGTCTATCAGGACATGTTGACGTATCACAGCTATGTGATGCCGAAAATGGTGGACTCAGCCGATACCAAGAAGGACGAGTTCACACGCGAGTGGAAACTGCTTGAAAAGCTGCGCGAAGAGTTTAAACCGAAGGAAACGGCCCATCAGATCGTAGGTCAGGTCGGAGTGGAAGGGAAAGTCTTCTACTATCCTCGCTATAGTGTAGATAAGAGCCACAACAAGGTCAACTACGCCTTTATGCAGCAGCTTCCAAGCGATTGGACGAAAATCACAGGCTACAACAGCGTTTCGAAGTACACCGTAGCTTTCAATATGATGTACTTCCTGCAGCCGGGATGCGTCCCGGAGCAGTTCGGAGACCTGTTTACTCCGTACCTGTATGACTTCAGCAGCGTTGTGCAGCGGCCGAAGGGCGTTGGCTCGACGATGGTCTTTGCGCAGAAGACGCGCATTGACATGCAGAAGTTCCAGCTCATCCAAGCGCAGGGCGACATGCCGGGGAAGCCGGATGTCTATTATCAGAATGGTCGCTGGTATTACTGGGTGTACCTGCCGGTGGACGAAGTATTCACTTTCGAGGCCGACGATGTGAGCCGCACAGCGATTTCTCCGTTTGCGGGGCTGTTCCTCAATATGATCCAGCTCGCGCAGATGGAACAGATTCAGTTGGAGTTGATTCAGAACCCATTGGTGAGTCTTCTGCATGGTGAGATTCCGTATCGGGATGAAAAAACTGCTGCTGGTGAAGACCAATATAGACTTAGTAACGCCGGAAGGCTGTTCTTCGAGGCTATTTGGTACGATATGCTACAGGCCAACAACACATCGGGCTTGGGAATTTACTTTGCTCCTGCGCAGAACATGAAACTGGAAAGTCTGTCCGAAGCCCCGTCCGCAATGGACATTGTGAAGCAGGGCTACAGTGACACCATGAGTCAGGCCGGCATGGGCGCGATTATCCCGCTTGGAGATGACCCGAAATCTGGAACTGCTCAGATCTCGCTTCAAATCGAAAGCAAGTTCATGCAGACAGTCTATCGTGGCTATGAGCGGATGATGAATGCAATCATCAAAAAGCTTAACCCTCGGTACGAGTGGAAGTTCGTCATGTTCGGAGACATTTCGGAAGACGAGAAGATGCTTGATCGGTGCATGAAGGGAATGGAACATGGCATCCTTCCGGACACCATCATCTACAATGCGCTGCTTGACCGCTCCATTCTGGACGATATGTGCTTGTCTGATGCGGTCTATAACAGTGGGATTCTGGATAAGCGTATTCCGCTCGTATCGACATACAACATGAAGCAAGAATCTTCTGGATTACCACCGCAGAGCCCAGGGCGTCCAAAAGGTGACGGAAGTGCGACAACTGACGGTAGCGAAACCATGATTGACCAATACGGAGGGACAAATGATTGAATTTGTACGAAAAGAAGACCTCCACATTATCAATATGGCGCTTAATAATAACAGAGATATAAGGATACAACGCACGAAGGACGGCTACCGCATCGTAGAAGATACGGTAAAAGTCCTTTCCAAGCGGGACCTTGTAAAAGACTCTCCCATCCGAACCGAAGGCTTGCGCTGATGCGCGGGGTATTGAGGTAGGCGAGGCTGGGTTAATAGAGAATCCCACACCGGAGCAGCGGCGTGGAAGAGCTAGTGGAGCTAACGACACAGGAATGTGCCGTTAGCTCTTTTTTCATTTTCACGGAAAGGAGAGATCTGAAATGGCTCGACTGAAAGAACGGTTTGATTTTGAAAACGGTGCTCTCGCTGCCGTGAGAGATGCCGCAAAGGACGTGACCGGCGCGTATCAGGATGCGGCGCGCGGACTCGACACGCTGAAGGAATGGGTGCTGATCGAGTTTGGAATGCCGCATACAGCAGATGCCATTCACAAACTGGCCCACCTGCAGCCGCAGCGCTTCGATGTTGTCGGGGACCTGCTGCATCAACGGCATATCCTGCAAGTCTATCCGGCGACTGCCGAGTATGATGGCCGGCCGGACGATCTGGATGGTGTGTTTGGGTCCATCATCGACATGCTTCAGAAAATCGAAGATGCCCTGCGCAAATGCGTGGAGGTCTGCGATGAAAATGGGCTTTATCCGCTCGGACGGGGCTTCGAAAACCTCCAGATGGAGAACAGTGCCAGCTACGAGAAGTTCCTGTATGCGTGGCAAATGTACTCCGAACACGAGATGAGCGCGACCAGCTTTGATGGCTGGATTGAAGAACTCTTCGAGGAAGAGGGTGACTGACAATGCCACTGACAAAGAATCAGAAGATCATGGCGACTGGACAGCTCAAAGTTCTCCAAAAACTGAATCCCTACGAGTTCGGAGTTGAGTTGTGGCTGATGCGCGAAGGCGTCAACCGTAACAGATGGAGCTACCAGAACTTAGAAAAATACTACAAAACGTTCGTAGGACGGCCGATTTTGATTGCCTATGTCATGGGGAAAATCGGCGACGGGCACAATCACCAGCTCAAAACAGATCCAAGAACGGGTGCGCAGTATTACTCCTACACGGACGGGACAGCGGAACGCATTGTCGGAACGCTGTCAGACGATGAACGTGATTTCTCCCTCCAAAAGAGGGATGGTCAGACCTGGATTGTGGCCCGTGGAAAGCTCTTTGCTTTCTACGCGAAGGAAACCGTGGACGAAATCGTGCGAACAGGGCGCATGGATGTGTCTGTGGAGACCTTGATAGACGAAAACCACATGGACGGAGACATCGAAGTTGAAGATGTCTGGTCGGGAGTGGGGGTCACAATTTTGGGCACGGGCGTTGCTCCGGCTATTCCGGGGGCCAACATCGCTCGACTTGCCGCATTGGATGAAGAATTTAAGACTTTGAAACTCAAGGCGGCATCTTTGCAGAAGGCCCCGGATACAAACAACGCCCCGGATAACGGGAGCTTATCACACGAAGGAGTGAAAGACTTGAAAACTTATAACAAGAGACAGCTTGCGGAACTGGCAGCGCGTTTCACGGATTATAAGGTTCTGGCCGCAGGCGAGAAGGACGGTAAGGTCTTTGTCTGCCTGATGGCGAAAGACGGCGCTTACAAGTATTACGTCATCGAGAACGCGGCCGAGACCATCGTCCCCGAACGTTACCAGAACATGTCTGTCAACACCGCCATGCAGATGGGCGAGGACTGCATCACCATGGAAACTCAGGACTTCATGGAGCTGGTCGGCATGGAAAACACCACTCGCCTGAACGCCGCTGAAGAGAAGGTCACTTCTCTGAGCAGAGAACTTGACGAGGCCAAGGCACAGCTTAATGCCATGCAGGAGTTCGAGGACAAGCGTCGTCTGAATGCGGCCAAGGACAAGGCGAAGGCAACTCTTGCGAAGTTCAATGCGAACCGTGAGCAGAAGGTCGCTGAGAGTGAGATCGCACCCATCCTGACTGATATCGAAGCCGGCCTTTACACCAACAAGTGCGACAAGGACCGGAACTGGATTGGCGAAGCAGAAGTCGCCAAGGCTGTTTACGCCGTCTGCGGCGAAGCGGTTGAAAGACTGGATGCTGCGAATGCAAACCGGAACAAGACGGTCTACGCATGGGACAAGTTCAATCAGAACAGCGGCGCAGCGGATGACGGTACGATGGCTGGTCTGATCGCCAAGTGGGGCGTCGAAGCTGCCACTGAAAAGTGAGAGAGGAGTGAAACGAAATGTTTACTGAAAAAACTGCATTCGAGGCTCGCGTGACCAACAACTTCCGCGATGACCTCATCAATGTCACCGGTAGATACCAGGCTTCCAGCGCTGATGCGGACTGCGATGCCGGCCGTCTGGTCATTCGCAACGGTCAGCTTCCGTGTGAAGGATTCACCGGTGTCAAGAACGAGAACGCGTGGTACATGAATGACGCGACTTCCACCACCAATGCTGGTGAGGTCGTCTATGCCGCGAACACCTACGAAGTTCAGATGCTTCAGGGTAAGCACGGCAACATGTACGCTGTCGGCACCGAGACTCTTGGCCTTGGCATTCCCGCTGGCCGCGACGGCACGTTCACCAAGATCGTCTTCGACGGCGACCATGCGTACCGCTTCGGCATTGGCAACGTCAACGCTGAAATCAGCACCAACACGTTCTTCACCATCGATGCAGGCAAGCTGAAGCCCGCCGCAGCCGCTCCGACTGCAAATGGCGCGCTGTACTTCAAACTGCTCGACACCGGCAAGTTCACCGAAGGTACGACTGCCAGCTTCGAGTATGTCGACGTGCAGGCTTGCAAGGTCTACGCATAAGGAAGGAGTGAATTAACATGCCGAAAATCAATCTGAACAGCGTTTCTCCGTCTGTTTTTATGGTCAATGCGGCCAACGATGAGCGCGCCGATATCGTGTCGAAGGGCAGAGTCCTCTTCTATGAGCACGCAGCCAACGGCAAGTCTGCTATCATGGCGGCCAATGGCCTGAGCTCCGCCGGTGTTCAGCACATGCTGACTCCGAAGGGCTACAAGGAACTGAACGAGAAGTTCCAGCGCGAGCACCTGATGTATGCAGCCAAGATTTGCTGCGCACAGACCGGCGAAGCTGCCCCCGTTGACTTTGAGGACTTCAAGCGCAACGGTCAGCGTTTCTATGGCAACTCTGCGTTCTATCGCGTCCTGCAGGGCATCTATCAGGAGATCGTGACCCCGATCATCGCTTCCGTCTATTCCGAGGCTGTTGATCGCTTCGCAGATGTCGTTGAGGTCGGCTTCGGCGAGAGCTACGCAATCTCCGTTGGCTCCAACGATATCCCCGTGTTCCAGGATTCCTCTTGGGGCGCGTCCAGAAGCGTTCCCAGCAACCGCTTCTACTCCAAGGACTACACCCTCAATCCGCAGCCCAAGACCGCGCAGATCGTTGCGAAGTGGTTCCAGCTGGTGGGCAACAATCAGGACTTCGGCGTCTTCTTTGCCAACATCGTTGCCGGTATGTACGCCAAGACGATGGGCATGTGGAATGCCGCTCTGACTGCGGCTGCCGCAGACACCACCCTGATTCCGGCCAACCTGAACTTCACGTTCTCCAACCAGAACTGGCTCTCAGCTGCCAATAAGATCGCTGCCCTCAACAACACGGTTACTTCCAACCTGTTCGCCACTGGCTCTGCGGTCGCTCTTGGCAAGGTCCTGCCGACGCAGGCCACCGGCTCCACCAACGTCAACATGGACGCTGCGCTGGCTATGCTGCTCGGCGAACGCTACAACAGCACCGGTATGCTGGGCGAGTTCCTTGGTGTGCGCCTGATGCCGCTGCGTGATGCTGTCAGCCCGGTCAACCTCAACACTGCTCCCACCACCATCCTGTCTGCAAACGACATTTGGATGATGGCCGCGAACAGCAGAAAGCCGATGACCATCGCTTACAACTCCGCGACGCCCATCACCCTCGAGATTGATCCCACGCGGGCATCTGACTTCTCTGTGGGAATCAATCTTACCATCGCTCTCGATTCGGTTTCCATCTTCAGCAATCGCATTGCGCACCTCACGATTTAAGCGTTCCTCCTTTTGCGGGGCGGGTCTTACCTCCAGCCCGTCCCGCACCATATGGCTCCGCATGGTGCTGTAAGAGACGGTTCGAGTCCGGTCGGAGCCAACATTTGTGGAGGAATAGCCATAAAATCTGGAAGGAGTGTGCGATATGGCTGAAAGCAAGAACACTGGAAAGAAACCCGGAAGACCGAAGAAGACACCTGTAGCAGAGGAAGTCAAGGAAGAAGTCGCTTTTTTCGATGTCCCGGAAGAGGGTCAGACGACCAACACTGCGGAGAAAGTAGCATCTGGCGAAGATAACGTTCTGACTGTTAACGCAGAAGACGTGGTCGGAATCGGACACGATGGCAGCGAAACGCCGCTGACTACTCTGGACCCCACATTGAAAGGCGAGACTGTGGAAGTTCCAAAGAAAGCTCCGATTGCAGCAGAACCGACCTTTACGATGGCAGATGTCCAGAAGATGATTGCGGAAGCGGTTGCAAAAGCAGCTGCTGATTTCCAAGCGAAGCCCGCAGTCGTGCCGCAGATCGTACAGGTATCGAGCGATACGGAAATGGTGCAGTTCCTCTGGCAGGCCGAAGTCGCGGAAGACAACACGGTTTTCTTCGGCGAAGGCGGCCTGTATGGTCAGGTCACTGGCAAAACCGGAAGCTTCTATGTTCCCAAGAAGGATCTGTCCAGAGTGCTCACGGAGCTCAACCGGTACTTCCTCAAGAAACGCTGGCTCATTATCGTGTCCGGCCTGACAGATGAGGAACGTGAAGTCCTTGGCGTTGACTATAAGGATGGCGAGTTGCTGGATAAACAGGCGTTTGCAAAGATGGTCGAGCTCGGCGATAAGATGCTGGAGATCTACCCGAACCTCTGCGAAGGCCACAAGAAAATGGTTGCACAGCGATATGCCGAGGCATACCAGAGCGGAAGCCCATATGTGACTCGCAACATTGTGGTTCAGCTGAACGAGCTGAGTAAGACTGCAAAGAATCCGAAGGGCGATTTCGTCTCCATCATTGAAGAAATGAACGCGCGCGACGCGCAGTAAACTTTGCGCCGTATCCGGGCGCAGGAAAGAGGTTTTAACATGAGTAGTCCTGTCTATAGTGAATTTTCCTTTGTGCCTGCGTCCGCATACGCGGCGAATATGAACATCTTGCCAGATATCCGCACAGCGGTACAGAATGGCTTTCTTGGCCTCGATTGGCGCGGCTCAGAAGCAGATATCCTCGGCGTCGAAATGCAATCGGCGGCAGCTTTTACCGTGAAACTCAACCGAGAGACGCAACTGACCGCCGTGCAGGAAGGAACGGTCTACACGGTCCGATACAACGGCCCGATTGAGTACATTGTCTTCAACGCGGCTGCAACGCTTACTTATCTGCACGTCCGGTGGGGGATGGCGAACAAAACACACGGCGTTGTAGCGATTTCAACTGTCTCGGGCGCGAAGCTCTCTCGTGGCGGATATGAGATCCCACAGACAAAAGCTGGCGAATATGAGCTGGCGATTGGCGGTTATATCATTACGGCCAATGGAGTACGGGTTGGATTCTTCTACAACCTCGAAGAATCTATGACCGTCAAACTGAATCTGGAAAGCGCCGATGTCGTTGTCGGCGATGCACTCACCTATACCGGCAGCGAGCAGACCAAAGAGGTTAAAAGCGTAACACTCGGCGGTAATGCGCTGACGGAAAACACAGACTATGCCGTCGCAGACAATACCGGTACAAATGCTGGGGCCTATTCTCTGCGTATTGACGGCAAGGGGGACTACAAGGGAACAATTATCGTTCCGTGGGCGATTGTAAAGGCAGCTGCTGGACTGAGCGTCAGTCCGGAGGCAATGGAGATGTCGGCCGGAACGAGCGATACATTTAAAATCACGACCAGCTCCAATGGGGAGATGCGCGTTGAGAACAGCGTGCCAGAGATCGCAGCGCTTGGCGATGTAGATGAAAGTTCGAACGTCACTGTTGAAGCGCTGACTGCCGGCGAGACGCTTATCACTGTCACGCAGGATGAAAATGAAAACTATCTGGCGGGACAGGCACAATGCACTGTCACTGTCACGGCTTAACGTTATAGGAAAGGCGGCGGTCACATCATGGACAGCAAGGAAAAAATCGAAGCGCTTTGCGGCGTAATTGAGGAACTTCTGGAACTGATTCAGGATGAAACCGCCGCGAACTGTATTCGGGAAGAGTACAGGGCACTCATGGATAGAGACTCGTATGAAAGCGAGGACTGGGAATAATGGGGACTGCTTGGAGCGACATCATTACGAACTCCGCGATGGTCGTAATTGGCGATGACCGGATGCAAGACGACCTGAGAACTGACGCGGCACTCTTCTTCCGTCGCATGAGTTCTTGGATGGGGATGGCAATCCCGATGTTGAAAAGTCCACCTGAACTACTGGTGTACCTGACAGATGGCCTCGTAGAGCCGCAGTACGCTGACTTTGAGTGGACAAGCGACCAGATCAGCACAACTCAGGAGACGGTCGTCGAAACCGGAAAAATCGGCTATGAGCTTTGCAACTGCGTGAGCGTCCAGTATGCACGAAACGGAGATGCGGCGTTCTTCCCATATACAGACTTTACGTATGACCCGGAAACCGGCGTGGTGACATTCCCACAGCAGGACAGCGCCGATGTGGAGTACAGGCTGGACTTTTACACGGATGGTCAGTTCGCTCATGACCTGACATTCCGGCAAAAGAGACTTCTCGGGCTGGCATTCGCTGTGACATGGGATAACCGGTTCAACCGGGAGTGGCTGAACATCCAGCCGAAGGTCAAGGATAAGAGTTTTAACACGCCGAACGAGAACACAACGATGAAGGAGTCGACGGCACGGTACAAAGAAAATCTGCAGCTCTTCTATTCGGAGCTGCGCGGATATGAGCAGGAATGTGCCTACATGCGCAGAGTAAACCCCATGCGGCGCGTATTCTCGATGCTCTGATTCAAATTCGGAAAGAGGTGGCTGGATATCATGCCGATCTCGGACAACATCACGAACGGCCTGATTGTGTCTGGCCGACTGAAGACAGCGATTCGAAATGCTCCGGCGCAATATGCTGGCCGACAGCGGCAATACCTTGGAGACCCCAGCACAGAATTTGTACATCAGTACGCAAAGTACGCTACAGACTTCTTTGCAGCCCGCGTGCAGGGCCTAAACCCGGATGCGCCGTATGAATGGGAAACAACGATGATCCGCATGGCGGATATCGCACCGGAAACAGCGTCTACGCTCCGGAAACAGGATGACTACAAGAACATCATCTTTGCGGACGAAAGCATCGAGTACGTTCCAGAAGGAACGAAAATCGAGGCAATGGGAAGTATCTGGCTGGTCACGAATCCACAGAACATCTCAAACGCGATTGGCGGCGGAGTTATACAGCGCTGCCGGTCGACGTGGAACCATTTGGACTGGTACGGCAATCTCCTGAAAGAGCCAATTTGCGTTGAAAAGGCAATCTTGACCGCGAACGAAAGCGACATGCAGGAATATGCCCTTATCACGAAGGGCTATGTCAATATCACATGCCAGCGAAACGAAGAGACGAAGAAACTGAACACAAACAGCAGAATCATTCTGGGGTCAGCTGCCTATCACATCACCGGCTTTGGTGACTATGCACAGGAATTCACCGGCGACTATGATTCTGTCCGGCTGCTTGAATTCACGGCCAGATATGATCCACCGAACGAAGAAATAGACGACATGGCGCGCCATGTGGCGGGCGGCAAGGCGTTTTCTTGGGAAATTCGAGTGAACGGACAACCAAGGATAAAAGCCGGCCAGAAGGGCTTGCTGACCGCTACAAGTATCCGCTGCGGAGAATACGCAGCGAGCACAGAAGCACACCCGGTGAATTACATTTGGACATCACTGAATGATGAGGTGGCAATCGTGAGACCGGATGGACTCGTTACGGCCGTCTCCGGAGGAAAATGTGTGATCCGATGCTCGCTGGCACAGAATCAGGACATTTTTATGGATTATGAATTGATGGTTGAGCCTATTTCGGAAGAGCCGGAAATCGCATTCCTTGGGACTACTCCGGAACGGCTGAAAGCCTATGAAAGTTGCACGCTGACGGCAGCATACTTTGACCTCGGCGAGCAGACGGAAGATATAGTCACGTACACATTCGAAGGTCCGGACACAATGGCGTACAGTGCGGATATCAGCGAGAACTCTGTGACGATTACATGCTGGCAGGGAGATACAAAACCGCTGATCGTTACAGCAACCTATGGCGATAAGAGCGTAAGCGCAAAAATCAAACTGGAGGGGATCTGATGGCTGTTTCAATGACACAGGGAGATAAATACGCAGTCCCTTTTATGCTGCAGGCATTGGATGGGACGCTCATTACGCCAGATATCGTGAAGACCGTGGTTTTGAACCTCGGCAGTCTTTCAAGGCAGTATCCAGGAAACGTCACCTATGAAAACGGAAATTGGATGATGCCGCTCACGCAAAAACAGACATTTGCCATGCGTGGCTATGTTGAGCCGCAGGCAAGAGTGGAGTTCTCGGACGGCTCAATCTTTGGCGGTTCTGGCGAGTCGATTGACGTGGCGAAAGCTTTGAGTCGAGGAATCATCGGAAAAGACAGCTCGACAGGTAGCAGTGTCAACCGAAACATTTCTGATAACAGCGGCGTTACCGGGCTGATTTATATCAGAATCAACGCGGCCGGCGTTACGGTCACTCCAGAAGGCACAGTACGATATGACATCCAGCAAAATCTCACGGAAGAACAGAAAGAACAGGCGCGGAAGAACATTGAAGCAATTTCCACTGAAAGCATTTCGCAGGAGCTCGGGACAAGTGAAAGCAAGATTCCAAGCGAGAAGGCAGTTTCGGATGCAATCGCGAATGCCGGTGGCGGCGATATGCTGAAATCGGCCTACGACCCCAATGGTGAAGTCGAAAAAGCTGGAGGAATCGCTGACTATGTTGAAGCAAACAGTCCGGTAAAATCTGTCGATGGAGAAACCGGTACTGTCCAAACTCACGCAGTAAAGACTACGGAACAGGCACTCTCTGACGCAGAGAAGCAACAGGCTAGGGAGAACATCGGCGCTGGCACGTCGGACTTTGATGGCTCGTACAACAGTTTGACCGATAAACCGGAGGCTTATGAGCTTCCGGTCGCCAGCGAAGAATCGCTCGGCGGCGTAAAGGCGATTCCGAAGACCGACGAGATGACGGCACAAGTCGGAGTCGATGAGACCGGCGCTCTTTGGTATAAGCCGGGCAGCGGCGGTACGGGTGAGACCCCGACGGCAGACCAAGTTCTATTCACGAAAGATCTTGTGCTCACGGAACAGTTTGGCCGATATGTGCCTGTTGACGGTAAAGTCACGGTTCCCGCAGAAAACATAAGTGTGCAGGCAGTAGTCCTTGACGCTTTTTCCCAGGATAAAAATCCGACGATTACACAGCCATCTGTAAGTGTATCGAGTTCTACGGCAAGGGCATATGAAGTCGGAACAAGTGTCACGCCTGCATACAATGGGTCGCTGAATCCGGGGGCCTACGAATACAAACCAAAGCCGACAGGTGTTGTTGCACAAAGCTGGTCCGCTGTCAACAACGTTACATCTGAACAAATCGCGGCGCAGAGCGGCGCGTTTGCGGCCTATATCGTACCAGATGGTGCAAACTACAGGATTACGCTCAACTGCACATACAGCGATGGTGAGATTCCATTTACCGCACTGGATCAGGAATATCCGGCTGGTCAAATCAAGGGTGGAACGAAATCTGCCGCTACCGGTGCAATCACCGGATACCGCAATTCCTTCTACGGAACGACGACCGACAAGGAAGCAACAACGGATAGTGCTGTGATTCGTGGCCTTGCGCAGAAATCGAACCGAGCATACGCAAACGGCTCGACGTTCAGCGTAACGATTCCGGTTGGCGCACTGCGGGTCATTATTGCATACCCGGCAATCCTGCGAGATGTAACGAGCATCAAGGACGTAAATGGCCTGAACGCCGACATTACGACCGCATTTACACAGGCAACGGTAGAAGTCGAGGGCGCGGCATCGTATCTCTCGATTCCTTACAAAGTCTACACCCTGGATTTTGCAACTCCAAATGACACAAAGAACACCTACAACGTAACCATTTGAGAAAGGAGGAACAAAGATGGCACTTCCAAACGTTCCGAAGCTTGGCATGAGCGTGTCCTTCGCAATGACGTCTGCGATTCCAGCAGAATACAACTCGTATTTCTCATCGCTCGAAGAAGCGCAAGCTGCTGCTGCAACTGCTGGTCCTCCTGGCTCGACCGACACACTGTACTTTTACAGCCAAATCATTCACGTCCTGACGGATTCTTCAGCTGACGCTTATATAATCCAACCAGATAAAACGTTGAAACATCTTGGGGCTGAATCCGGCGGGGGTGGAGACAAGAGTTTCACATTTACACAGGCAACCGCCGAAAAGAAGTGGGAAATCGCTCATAATATGGGTAAATATCCGTCTGTAACGGTTGCTGACAGCGCCGGCTCTGAGGTTGTTGGAGAAGTTCAGTATGTGGATAGCAACAATGTCATTCTGTTGTTTGCATCTCCTTTTTCTGGAGTTGCATATCTAAATTAACGCAAAGGAGAAAGCAAAATGAGCAAAAGAACCCTCCTCGTAAATCTTGACCTCAACAAAAATGAACTTCAGAATGCTGTCATTCAGCCGCTGGCTACTGCGCCTGCGAACCCGAAGTTCGGTCAGATTTACACAAACAGCACTGATAAGGTCATTTATCAGTTTGATGGCGAACGCTGGAAGCCCGTAGGTGTTGTCTACAACCAGGAAGGCACCACCGGTGCAGTCATCGTTGGCCTCGATTCCACCGGCACTGTAACCACCAAGAATGTCGTCGAACTGACTCTGACCGGCTATACGCCTGTTGACGGTGGTTATGTCGCAAAGGACATGACAATCCAGCAGGCTATGGCAGCCCTCGACACTGCGGTCAAGAACGCGGTTGCTGGCGGCGGCGAAGTCAACCAGAACGCATGGTCGAACATCAATGTCCCGAAGCAGAGTGAGAACGATACGACTGAGGTCGCCAGTCAGGCTGCTGCAGCTACCATTTCCGCGAGCTCCAAGACGGACACTTTCACGCTGGCCTCTGGTGACAAGTGGACGCATGTTGCTGCTGATCCTACGGCGAAGACCATCACCGTCGGTCACGCATTCTCCGGTGCAACTGCAGGCGCATACGGCGATGCCACGCACACTGTAGGCGTCACTGTTGACGCTGCCGGCCACGTCACTGCCATTGAGGCGAAGGAGATCGTTGGCGCACAGTACATCACTGGCCTCACCTCTGACGCGCAGGAACAGCTCAACTCCAAGATTCCTGCTTCCGAGAAAGGCGCGGCGAACGGCGTTGCGACCCTCGGTGCTGACGGCCTTGTTCCGGCTGCCCAACTGCCCAGCTACGTCGATGACGTTGTGGAAGCCTACATCGTCGGCGAGACCCCGCTTGCAGCTGACTGGCTGTCCCTGACCGCTGGCGGCGAAGCCCTGACTCCGGAAACTGGTAAGATCTACGTTGTCATGACGGAAGGTGCTTACCAGAACAAGCAGTATCGCTGGGGCGGCACGACCTACGTGCTCTGCAACCCGTCTGACGTTAACTCTGTCAACGGCAAGACTGGTGTCGTTGTCCTGACGCAGGATGACATCGGCGCAGGCACCACCTACACGCAGTTCAGCAAGGAAGACAAGACCAAACTGGATGCCGTTGCCGAAGGTGCTACCAACAACACCATCACGCTCAATGGTACGGCTACGAAGGACCCGGCCTTCTTTGCTCCCACTGGGGCCGGTGAAGCCGGTCAGATTCTGGTTTCCGGCGGCGCAGATACTGCCCCGACTTGGCAGGCTATGCCGGTACACCTCAAGAAGTACAGCACTAACAACCCTGTCCTGACGGCTGCAGGCGGCGCTTACACGTGGACCATTGCGGCACAGGATAACGGTCCCACGTTCCCGATGCTGGTTCAGGTGTACGAAGTTGCTACCAACAACATGGTAATTGCGGATGTCTCTCTGAACGAGGACAACAGCATCACTGTTGTTATCAACCAGACTGATTCCACTACTACCACTCTGGCGGCTGACACCTACAAGGTCGTTGCAATCGGCTGATTTGCACGTTATAGCCCCCCCGGAGAAATCCGGGGGCATCAAAGAACACCTCAGAAATTCTTTTGGGGTGCTGTTTGATGCAGATGGTTGGAGGTGTGGAATAAAGAACCTTTCAAAATACGATAACGATCTAGCAGTCCCGACGAAAGAAAAAGTCGTCCTTGCTATGGTGAAGATCGCACAGGCAACGCTTCCGGCTTCCGCGTGGGACAGCGCTACAATGCAGCAATCTATTGTTGTTGACGGAATCTCCACTATGGTGCTTCTGATTAACATGTAGGAGGAAATCACATGAGAAACCTTACGAAATACAATGAGGACTTATCGATTCCTCGTAAGAAAGACGTGGAAGAACGCTCCACTGCGACGAACCTTGAGAACGGGGCCGGAGCTGGCGCGCTGAAGCAGGCGGGTGCAGCAGCTGCTTCCGGTGCAAACGCGACGGCGTTTGGCTCCGGTACGTCTGCATCCTCAGCCAGTGCTCATGCAGAAGGTAATGGAGCAGTCGCATCCGGCAGCGCTTCCCATGCGCAGAACAGCGGCACAAAGGCTTCTGGCGATTATTCTCATGCAGAAGGTTCCTCCACGGAGGCTTCCGGACAGGCCGCACACGCCGAAGGGACCGGAACTGTCGCAGCAAATCGCTCTCAGCATGTAGAGGGTGAGTTCAACGTTCAGGACCCGTCTGGAAATGAGCCTTCCGGCCGTGGTACTTATCAGCATATCGTGGGCAATGGAACTTCCAATTCGAACCGCTCCAATGCTCACACAATGGACTGGAACGGCAACGCATGGTATGCCGGCGACGTCTACGTCGGCTCTACCAGCGGCACCGGCATGGACAACGGCTCGAAGAAGCTCGCCACGGAAGACTTCGTTACCACTGCTTACCTCAAGAAGACTGGCGATTCTTCCGAGACAACTGCGACTTTCGAACAGGCAGCAGCACGCGAAAATGTTGCTTCTGGCGACAAGCTTTCTGTCCTTTTTGGGAAAATCGCAAAATGGTTCTCTGATTTGAAGACGGTCGCATTCAGCGGAAAGTCTTCTGACCTTGATAACGACGCAAAATTCCAGACCGAAAATGACCTCAACACGGCTCTCGCAGCGAAGCAGGACAACCTCATCTCGTCCGGCGCAGCGGTCGGAGACCTGATTAAGGTAAAATCTGTAGATTCCAGTGGAGTTCCAACTGCATGGGAAGTCGCTGTAGAAGGTGTGGATTATATTAAATCTGCTCCTGTAACCAGCGTCAACGATAAGACCGGTGCAGTGTCACTTTCTGCGGCTGATGTGGGTGCAGCAACGACTAGCAATATCAATACGGCGCTTAATCGTACAAATGCTGTCAATATTGCGAATAGCGACTATACGACCTACATGGCCCGTGGCGAGGCACTGTTCTCAGCAGAGACAACGCCATCTGTCAACGGAACCATTGCCTGGCAGTACGAATAAGGAGGGACGGCACATGGCACATATGGCACGAGTGGCGGGGACGGATTATGCCGTCGCGGGCGGCAAGACCCTCATCGACGGCACGGCGTACAGCGTCGTCGCGACGCGAGAGGTGGAGAAAACGGTTGTTGTCAGCGGTGTGGCATCCGATAATGCGGCGTGGAAACTTGAGCTAAGCGATGCACGATTTGATTGGGATAAGTACAAAGTTTCTGAAATCTCAATCTGTGGAAGGCAACTCGGAGAATATGATTATCCGCAAAAAGAAGCTTATTGGATGCTTGGGGCAGCATATAGAGACGATGCTTCTGTGAATATTGTGTATTATCTTTACGGCTATGTGAGGCAAGGCCGCCTTACTGTAGATGCAGCAACAAACGGAAAGCTCACACTTGGAACAACGTCAGGGGGCGCCGGAACTTTTAATAAAGTCAACTACACCATCGTCTTGGAGGCCAAAACATGAGTCACAAAACCCTGATATCCGGCACGGCGTATGAGGTCGTGGGCGGGGCACAGATGATAGATGGAACGAAATTCCAAATGTGGGGGGGGTAAAACCCTTCTTGGAGGAACAGCGTTCACCATCCCGTTTTCCAAAGGCATTCCCCTGAGCACCATCACCCCCGGTGCTATTCTGTACCTTAACGAATCCGGCAGCCCCGTGCCGTTTTATATCGCCAAGCACGACTACGAGAGCGGACTCAACGGGGCCGGGCGGACGCTGATTGTGCGCAAGGAATGCTACGAACGAATTGCGTTCTCCCAGTGGAGCACCTCCAACCTATTCCCAACATCCACTGTATCCGATTTCCTCGCGGATACATGGTTCGGGCTGTTGGACTCTGCCATTCAAGGCGCGGCAGGGCAAACAAAAATTTACTGCTACATCGATGAATATCAAACGAGGAGAGAATTAACGAAAAATGCGTTTATACTGTCCATAGGTGAGCTGAAGGGCGTCGGCGGAGATGGGACTCCATTGGACCAGACGGTGCGTAGCCTGCTTGCTGTCGCAAAACTAAATGGATCTAATATTCATCAATGGACCAGAACCCCAAAAGAATATTCAAGTACAGACGTGTACGTGTTGGATACCGCCGGGAATGTCACCGAACAGTACTGTGGAAACGGGAACGGCGTCCGCCCCGCCTTCACCCTTCCCGCCACCACCGCCGTCATTGCCAACCCCGACGGCACCTACACCCTTGCAGCATAAAGGAGGACCCACATGGGCACACACCACATTTTGAAAGACGGCACATCCTACGCCATCAAAGGCGGCACCGACCTGATTGCTGGTACAAGTTACCAAATCGGGGGGGGGTCGAACTCTGGTGGATGGGACGGGCTATAAAATAGGATTCGCAGAGCCAGTATATCATCAAGTAACCGTAACAGGACGCCAAATCTATTTCCAAGGGGCTGTATATAACGGGAAAACATATTTGCCGGAGAGCAGCTTTGAAGTGCTCGATGGAGAAACAGTGTATGTTTCCGGTTCAAAGCCCGATTCATCAATCTTCTACGACAATGAAGGTGTTGCAAACTACAACCCTAGGACCGGAAAGGTCGAATACACATTTGCCCCAAAGGGAGATACAGAAATCTTCAACCCAGGATCAGGATATATCTACATAACGACACTCAATAGTTAGGAGGTCAACATGATTTACTTCAAAGCGAATAACACCGAATACCCGGCCAGCATTGCCGGGAAAGTCACCGACCGGGACTGGGGCAACCGGGAATCCAAGGCCATCACGCTGACCATGACCCACGCTGCCGCCGTGCAGCTGTTTGTGGATGGGTTGGTCTGGTCGATTGTCCAGCGCGATAACGTCCCCGTCTACGGCACCGACGGCAACCCCACCGGCGAGACCGAGGAGCAGGTGCAGGAATGGGACAACGCCGACTACTGCGTCGCGGGCAGCATCGCCGACAACCGCGACGGCACGTGCACCTGCAAGATGGGTAAAAAAACCGAGGCTGAGCTGATGCAGGAGCGGCTGAACGATGCTGAAACAGCAGCGAAAATTCTTCTTGGGGAGGCGGAGTAAATGGGTACATATACAGAAAGAGCGCGAGCGCTTCGTCCATTTATCATCAAGGCTGCTGCAAGCCTTAGTGATGCTGATGCCTTGCAGGCAAAGGAACTTTATGCCCGCTGGGCCGCCGGAATGGTGGTCGAGCCGGGAGATCGTCTTGTACATGCAGTCGATGGTGTAGACAAGCTTTTCCGTGTTAACGAAGGTCAAGGTCACACCACTCAGGAAGGTTGGGAACCAGATAAGACCCCTGCACTGTTTACAGTTATCAACGAAACCAACGCCGGCACAAAAGAAGACCCTATACCGGCATCTCGTGGCATGGAATACACCTATGGCCTGTACTATACCGACCCGGAAGACAGCAAACTCTACCTCTGCGAGCGCACCGGCGCAACGGCCGGCGACAAGATCACCCTGCAGTATCTCCCGCACGAGCTGATCGGCCAGTATTTCACTGAGGTGGCATGATGGCAAATGCGCTTGTGAATGGTACTAATTACCAAGTGGGGGGGGCAAAGCCCTCATTGATGGAACGGTTTACTCAATCATGACAACCAAGGAAGTGGAGAACACAGTCGTTGTTTCGGGCGTCGCAGACAGCTCCGCTGGATCGACCTTGACTTTAAACGATGCCAGATTCGATTGGGACAAGTACAAAGTACAGAAAATATCAATCGTATGCAAGTCAGGCGCAGTTTTCAATAACAGTGACTGGCGGATTCTGTATGCTCTATATGAAAATAATGGAGCAGTAAGCTATGGTGCCTGTTTTTACAGCTATATTCGTACATTTAAACTGTCCATCGATGCGATGACAAACGGTACGCTTAAAATAGGAAAAGCATACGAATACGATCCAGGCCAGTTTGCATCCGTCAACTACACCATCATTTTGGAGGCCAAAACATGAGTCACAAAACCATAATCGCCGGTACGAGCTACGACATCACTGGCGGAACAGTCCTTCTAAATGGTACAAAATTCCATCTGTGGGGGGGGGTGAAACCATAATAGATGGTACGTCATTCCAAATCAATTTTAGTGACGGCCTGACGTGGGTTCTGAACAAGTCGATTACAAACCGCGATTTCCTTGTGGGCGCTGACTTTACGTCAAACGGGAAATCGTTCAATGTATTACAGGTTACTGCAGGAAAATTCGAACCGTCTTATATCATATACGACGGTAGAGTGGACGGCATGTGGTACGCGGTCTACAACGGGAACTGGACGCAGGAGGCATTCCGGACAGTGACTTTCGCTGAAATGCCAACAGGAACACTATTAACATGGCTGCAGGCTAATGCTGTGCAGCTGTGAATGGGAGGAAACATGGAGCCTCATTATTGCGAATACGCCTACCGCAAAAACGGCGACGTGAGCTTGCATTGCCGGCATATGACGGAAAAAGGTGAGAGGCACGACTGGTGCGCACATCAATATTTGTGCGCGAGGACAAAAAAGTGGGAAGTTTCCGATGGAGAAGCCCACTGCAAGATTAAAACCTAGCATACAATTAACTGAACCATACAACCGGAAGGAGTCGTGAAAGTATGGAAAAGATCGTTATTACGAAGGAAAAACTCATGCAGATGCCGGACTATGTTCCGCTGCTTGAGAAGATGCAGTTCGTCAAAGAGGCGGCGGATCTTTGCTTCGACCGCGTGGAGCTGAAGATCGACGGTGGACTGGACAGTATGCCGATGCCGCCGCTTTACAAGGAAAACACAGCAATCAAGAGTCGTGTGCTCATGGCGGCATATGCGAAGCTCTACTTGGGGGAGGCATTCGAGTCCGAGAAGAATCCTTGGATTATGTCAACTTCGGATTTCGATTGCTTTGCCGCGAGCCACATCATGAACCAGATCGAGCGACTGAAGCGCTATGACGGCGAGGTTCGGGATAAGGCATTTGACGTGGTTGCGGATATGCGTGATCTTGAAAAGCGGCTGAATACCGAGATCTACGGTCTCACGCAGGTCATGAACGAGCCAGTTACGCGCATCATCATGGCACTGCAGCAGCAAACCACGCCAGAGGCCGTCAGTGGCGCTCTGAACGAACTGAAGGATGCACAGAAGGCATTTGCCGACTACATGGAAACTCGCAAGAATCAGCCGGAGGGAGCCTGATATGGCAGTATCGGTAAACTCGGACACTTATCCCTATAGCCGCGTCAGTCCAGGTTTCAACAGGCTTCGCGGCACAGAGGAAATCCCCATCAAAATTTTAAAGTATCTGATGGACCTTCCACTGCCGGGGTACATGCCGGTAGATGACAACGACCGCGCCCGCGTGCGGCTGATGAAGTATCTGTGGTACGATGGAGCAAGACCGTTGGCGAATCCACTGCCGACGCCGGCTGAAAAGTTGTCCATGCTGTTTGACGGGGACAACCCCGTGCTTAACACGAAGGAAGAGAAGGAACGGCATCCGAAGGGATATCGCATCTATCCGCAGAGAGTCTGGGGACAGAGCGATACAGAAGCGGACACGATACTGAAACTCTACATGGGCCGCACGATTGCAAAAGATAATTTCCATACGGTCCTCGGCCTACAGTTTGAGGTTCTTGTGAATGTCAACATGGAGAATACCACGCGGACGGACGCCTATTCCAGAGCGTATAACATCGAGCAGTGCATCATCGAGGCCCTGCACGGCGTCAACATCACCGGCATTGGCGTCATCGACTTTGACCGGTATGCCCATGCCGATAACGGCAGTAAGAGTATCTTCGACTATGGCAACCACGTCGGTCGTATGCCACACATGAGCGTTGAGTGGTGTGACTCGGAGATGGATTTGCCTGAAGAATAACAAAAAAACAATATTTGACCCGCGCCGAATTGGCGGCGCGGAAGAGCTAGTGGAGCTGTGAGCGCAGAGATACTGCGTTTGCAGCTCTTTCTTTTTTCAAACGAGGAAGTCAGAAAGGCAAGGAAATAAAAATGCAAGACCTTTCTCCTGAAATGGCAAAGGCCATTCGGCGATTTGAACCAATCGAGACCGAAGGCTTGACCCTATATCCAATCTGCGTCAAGGAAATCAACGAATTCACAACGGCAAGGCCAGCCATCGAGTTTATGCAGCAGAGTCTCCCTGTGGCGCTGCTGTCTAAGCCTCTTTTGCAGGCGTACTACCAGATGGAGCTTGACGCGGCAGCAAACGGACAGCCCGGAAGCGGGCTTTTCTACAAGAGCATCCTGTTTCTTCTGCTTGCGCTGCGGGCAGGGGAAGGCTTAACGGCCGAAAAACGGATGGAGCTTGTGGAGCTTGAACCGAATGAGAAAGACCCAATGCGTCTGAAAAGCGTGCTTGTCTTCGCAGGCAGGGAAGTCAAAAGAATCACCCCTATGCAGTTTCAGCGTCTGCGGCCAATTTTGGCAGCTCAGAACGGCATTGATCTGGTATCTGAGAATGCCAACCCTGAGTTGGTGCAGGCGGAACGAGACCTTGCGGAGATGAATGCGCCCAAACTGATCTACGACGTGAAAGCACTGAAAGCGACAATCGCGACGGTATCCGGCGCAGACGAGTCGGAAATGGAAAACTGGCCGATCTTGAAGCTGATGTGCAGACGTGATGCAGTGCAGCGGCTCGTTGGGTATATCACATGCAGTTTTGCAGAGTCGCAGGGCGGGAAATGGAAGCATGGAAACCCGTACCCGAGTCCTCTGTATGACCGTGAGATCGACTACTGCGGCGGATTGATTGATATGTCAACGTTCGCTGGAGGAGCTGGTATGCGGGCTGTCCAGAATGCAGGAAACAAGACCACATAACACACAAACATCTTTTTGAAACACACAAAGGAGTGACAAAAGAATGATTCGTTTTACTGACTCCCGCCTTTACGCGAAGGGCATCGGCGAAGCAATCTGTACGGACAAGACTACCGGCCAGATCCTTTACTTCTCCAACAAGTTCCAGACCGGTAACGTGACGCCGAGCGTCACCATCGGCGAAATCCGCGCTGGCCTCGGCAACGCTATCGCAACCACGCTTCCTTCCGACGCTTCTGTCAACGTCGAGTTCACTGCTGCCGACTTCAACCTCTGGGCGAAGGCAGCGCAGATGGGCGCAATGCTGCAGCACAACGCGCCGGTCATGGTGTGCCAGACTATCACGGCTACAACCGCCTCGCTGTCCATCGATCTCAAGGAAGGCACGCCGGTCGCGCAGAAGGGCTTCTCCAAGATCTTCTGCTATGTTCAGGAAGTCGGTGCTGCATCCCCGGTCGCAACCGGCGGTGTTGCCTATGACATCAACCCGACTGACGGCGCAGTCTCCGGTTTCACCGCGACTACGGGTAAGACTTACAAGGTCTTCTACTTCGTCAACAAGGCCACTGCGCAGATTGCCACCATCACCACGGCTATGGACCCGAAGGTCGTTCACTTCATTGCGACTGTGGCGGTCTTCTCCACGTCTGCTGGTTCCTCTCAGAACGAGGGCACTCGCGTTGGCACGCTGTACATCATCATCCCGTCCCTGAAGTTTGGCGCAAACGGCGGCATTACCGGCGACCAGACCAACAACGACACCACGTCTCTGTCTGGTCAGGCTATCGCTTATGACCCGGACGTCATCACCGATGGCTGCGACGAATGCACCGGCGCGGGCAGTGACCTTGCGTACTACATCTACCAGCCGTGCGCTTCTGGTGAGGAAGAGATCGAGGGCGTTGTTGCCAACATCGGCGGCATTTCCCTCAAGGCGTCCACCACCTATCAGATGCAGCCCCGTATCGCCATGAAGAATGGCGAGCTGGTCAAGGGCGACGCGAACACCTTCACCTACTCTGCGACTGGCGCTCCCGAGGGCACGACCGTTGGTGCAAACACTGGCCTGATTACCGCCGGTGCTACTGCCGGTGAATTCACGGTTGAGGTCAGCTATACCGCAGGCGAGTCCACGTTCAAGGACACCTGCGAGGTCGAGGTCACTTCGACCTAAACAACCTGCTACTCGGAGGGGAGAAATCCCCTCCGGGAAATGCGCAAACCGATCAATATTCAGTGCAAGCGAGATGTTGGTAGGCTTGCGCATTTTTCACATTCAGGAGGCAGACATGTCGATTGAAGATTTCGTGATTAAATTTAATGCCGCGCTCGACCAGTCCATTCACAGAGCGATGGAAGGTCCAGTGACGGACAGCGTGAAAGCGGCCATTGTTGAAGCCGTTCAGACAGAAGTCTACGACTCCTATGAGCGCGGAGATTATCTTCCATACATACGCCGAGACGAGGTAGGGAAGACTGGGGGGCTTCAGGACTGGAACGTTATGGAGTCGAAGTATGACCCGTCGACCATGACGTTGGAAGTTCAGGACATGAGCCGTGACGACGATACCGGACGTTTGATTGCGCCGGTCGTAGAAAGCGGCAAGGGATATCAGTGGAAAAAATCGACGATTTATAAGACGAAGCAGCCTCGCCCGTTCCACAAAGAGGCGCAGAGCATGGTAATGCGTGAGGGCATATTCTCTGACGCTCTCCGGTATCAGCTCAAAAGAGACGGATTCGACCCTAAGTTATAGGAGGAAGATTGAATGGCAGATTTTGAAAAGGTTCAACTTCAGGTAGAGGTTATCCGCACGCAGCTCGATTCGCTAGTGAAGGACGTAAATGGCCTGAAGGATCAGAAACTGAAACTCACTGTTGATTCCTCCGGACTGGAAGCAATCAATCGATTCAATACCTCTGTGCAGGCTATTACGCAGAACATCGATGGCCTGAGCGGAAAGTTTACAAAGGTTTGGGCTGGTGCAGCGGACGGAGCACCGACCAGAACGATTGAAACCGTAAATGAAGGGCTGGGCCGGACTACTGAGATTATTCGGACTCTGGACGAAGAAACGCAACAGTACACGACAGTCCAGACAAAGGCAACTACCAACTACGATGCGATGGCAAAAGCGGCGCAGAAAGCCGCAGAACAAAATCAAAAAGCAGCAGGTCAGGCGAGAGCGTACCTACTCACAGAAGAACAGGCAGCGCAGAAGGCGGCATCGGTCTATAATCCAACGCCGATGCAGCAGCGAATAGAGGCGCTGACCGGTGTTAGCAACGCTACCAAGAGCGCAGCAGAAAGCGCAAAGGTCTTTGAGCAGGCATGGGCTGATGCTTCTGGAAAGTCTACCGCTGCCGCCCAACAGCAGGCGCAAGATGCCGAAAACGCAGCTTCCAAGGTCGATACGCTCCGAAAAGGATTCGCCGACCTCGGCTTGCAGATGAAATCCGCAGCGGAGAAATACCCTGCGGGCACTTTTGATACCATTCAATCAGATGCGAAACAGGCAAGCGCTGCACTTGAAACACTGTATAACAGTTGGAAGAGCGGAACCATCAGCGACAAAGAGTTCGTCGACGGCGTAAAGGACGCTTCTGGTTCGCTGAAAAACCTTCGTGCAAACTACGCGCAAACTCGTAATGAGACGGACAAGCTCACAAACTCCACCAATGTCCTTGGCGATACGTTCAGTCATATCGTCGGGAAGATAACGGTCTGGCAGGTCGTAAATACGGCTGTTGCAAAGGTAAAGCGGTCATTTACTGAAGCTATCGATACGATGAAACAGGTCGATACGGAAATGACGGCTATCCAGAAGGTTACTGGCAACACTGCCGCCGAGATGGAGAAACTTGGCAATACAGCGTATGAGGCTGCATCCAAATACGGCGTTGCGGTCACAGACTATCTGGAATCCGTCGGAACGTTCGCAAAGGCTGGCTATAAGGATATGTCGGAAGACATGGCCGAGCTTGCGACGAAGACGCAGCTTGTTGGCGATGTGACTTCCAGTATTGCGAACCAATTCATCCTTTCCGCCGATGCTGCTTTCAAATTTGAAGGCAATGTTACTGCACTCAATACCGTTCTCGACAAGGCTAACGAAATTGAAAACAACTACGCCACGTCCATTCAGAAGATGGCCGAAGGCTTCCCGATTGTTGCGAACGTTGCATCGATGGCGAATATGTCCATCGACCAACTAATTGCAATGCTCGGAACCATTACCGCTGTCACGCAGGAGAGCGGCACAAAAGCTGCGACGGCGGCGCGTGCGCTCATCCTGAATATCATAGGCGATACCGAAACTGAACTAGAAGACGGCATTACATGGACAAAAGAGGAAATTGAGAGCCTGAATCAAGTCCTTTGGACGTACTCGGAAGACGCCATGAAAGCGGCGCAGGCAACAGGCCGCATTGTAAACCCGATGGAAGCTGTTGCGGGTCTTGCAAAGGCATACAAAGAGGGCGTTCTGACGCAGGCCGAACTCGCCCAAATTGAGTCCGATCTTGGCGGCAAACTCCGCACCAATCAGCTCGACGCGCTTATCAAGAACTATGATATGTACGCCGCGATGCTGGACAAGGTTGCGAATTCTGCCGGCAGCGCCGACAAGGAAGTCGACGTTATGCTGACGAGCTGGGATGCCAAGGCGAAAATCCTCAATAACACATGGACAAAGTTCATTGCCGATACGGTTGACACCAAATGGGCAAAGGACTTCCTCGATACACTCACTTGGTTGATCGAAGGATTTGGAAATCTTGGAACGGCTGTCACTATTTTCGGTGGAGTTCTTGTCGCATTCAAATGGAACAGCATTGTAGGAAGTTTTAAAACGCTCGGGAGTGTTATTGGGGCACTACCTATGCTGTTCAGCAGCGCGAAGGGCGGAGCGGCTGGATTCGACGCGAGAATGAAAACCCTGAATGTTTCGCTTACGAGTACACAGCTTCTCGTCGGCGCTATTGTTGTAGCTCTGTCAGCTCTTGTAATTGCTTACAACAAATACACACAAAAGATTCAGGAAACCAGGCAAGCCGCGATTGATGCCGGCGAAGCAGCAGCAAAAGAATCAGAAGAAATAACGTCCTTGTATGGTGAATACAAAGAGTATAACGAAGCGCTTAAAAACAGCGCGGAATACAAGGGAGAAATTAGTGGAAAAACAGAAACTCTGATTGAAAAGCTCGGACTAGAACGAGACGAGATTGGGAAACTTGTAAGAAAATACGGAGATCTGGAAACCGCTATCAACAAAGCAGCAGAAGCAAAACTGTCTTCTAATCTCTATGATGCGAAAGCTGCGACATTAGCTTCAAAAGCAAACTTGGAAGACCAATTCCAAGCAATGTATGTTGGTAGCGAGCGTATTGACGCAGAAGAAATAGTCAATTTGTATAATGACCTGATTGAGCAGAGGAACGAGATGATAGACTCTGGTCAGCAGGAAAGTTACATGTACAAAGTGACTGCGGAGCGGATAGAAACGCTCAAACCACTAGTTGACACCTACACGCAGTCTAAGAGAAATGAATTAGAAATCGAAAACCAAATCAAGGCGGCAAAGAACGGAACACTTGACCTCTATGGGAAAGAAGAATCCGAGCTGGATGACGTTACTGATTCTGCCAACGATGCGGCGGATGCACTTGCAGATGTCGAGGTTGCGACCTATGACGCAAACACCGCTGCAGCAAAGCTCACGAAGTCTCTGTTCGACGCGAACGGGAAATTGACCGAGCACGCAAAAAAGGCTCTCACGACGAATACAGCCCTCGCAGATCTTGCAAAAAAGGAGCTCGAACTGCAAAATGCGGCTGCGACGGCAAACTATAATAACCTGATTGCCCAGATTCAGGCGGTCGGTTCTTCTGCAATCATTACGTCTCAGCAGCTTCAACAGATGATCGGCTTGATTCCGGGACTGACCACAAATACATGGTCGGCTGAGAATCAGGAGTTCAATATGCGCCGCCTGTTCAACCAGCAGACGGGGAAGAACTGGAAGAAGGACGCAGAGGACTATGCGCAATGGTCTTCTCAATATCTGCTGAACAAGTCTTCCGAGTATTACAAAAAGCAGCAGGAAGAATACAAGAAGCAGATGGAGGAGCTTTCAAAGTACACTTCCGACTATACCGGGACTTCGACCGGTGGTGGCGGAGGCAGCTCTTCCGATGCGAACCTTGAATCGCACAAACAGAAAGTCGAACTTCTGAAATCTGAGCTGACTCTGCTGGAAAAGCAGAACGCCAGCGAAGACACACAGAAGGATAAAATGCGGCAGATCCAGCAGGCGCTCCATGCGCAGGCGCAGTATCTGCGGTCCATCGGCGGCAGTCAGGCGGACATCAACGCGCTTTCCGCTGAATGGTGGGAATGGCAAGAGAAAATCAATGGCACGCTTAAAAGTACAGATGACCTATTAAGCGAGCTGCAGGACGTTATGTCCGACAAACTCTCCGACCTCTCTGACCAGCGGCAAGATGAACTGGATGCCATCGACGCGCAAATCGATGCACTCAAACAGCAGAAGGACACCCGCGACGAGCAGCTTGACCTCGAAGAAAAAATCCTCGCTGTCCAGCAGGCACAGGCCAAGCTTGCCAATGCGCAGAATGAGCGCACCATCCGGCAGTACAACGCTCGCACCGGTCAATGGGAGTGGGTGGCGGACCAGAAGGAAGTCGATGACGCGCAGGAGGCGTTGGATGATGCCAAGAAAGATCTCGAAGACTTCAAGGCAAACATGGCCTACGAAGCCGCGCTGGCCGAACTGGAAGCCAAGAAGGACGCGATAAATGCGCAGTACGATGCGCTCGAAAAGAGCTACAATAACTTCCTGAAATCTCTGAAAGAGAAAACACGCGGAATCGGCGAGATCTTGCAGGATATCTGGAAGAACGCCACGCCGGAGCTTAAAAAGATCATTCAGGAAAACGCAGAGCTTTTCAAACAGTTCGGCTTTGACGTTTCGGAGCTTTCCGATGCGGTCAAGGAGACGGCCAAGAAACTGTACGGCCTTTCTTCCAACGGAAGTAAGTATGAAATCGGTAGTGACAAGGGCATTGACTTCGTAAATAACGCACCTGCAGGGTCTACCATGACCGGCGGCGATGGTTCTACATGGACAAAGAATGCCGATGGGACGGTCACTATTGTAGACAAGGACGGTGTTTCTTACACGGTCAATCCCAACCAAACCACCGGTGACACCACGGGCGACACCACAAGCGGCGGACAGCGGTATTCCGGTGTCGTTTACGGAGAACCTGACGATGGACAGGGAGAACGCTATAAGATCTCCAGTGCAAGCGGCCTTGACTTCCTGAATAATAAACCGGCTGGTTCGTCAATGACTGGCGGCGATAAGTCTTACTGGGTTAAAAACGCAGATGGTACGACTTCCATTACGGACCGGTACGGTCGTCACTACACGGTTTATGACCAAGGCGGCATCCTACACGGCATGGGCGGCATCAAGGCAACCATGCAGGATGAAGGAGTCACGCCGCCCGATGTGACAGAACTGCTCAAGAAGCGGCTTCTGTCGCCTGTCAGAGACGCGAACTTCGACCGCAACATGGACGCACTGCGGAGCTGCCTGAGTACGAAACACGAGGCTGAAACGGTCTCCACGGCTTCCTACGACAACCATAGCATCGGCACTCAGCACAACGGAAACACGTACCAGTTCGGCAGCGTGACAATCAGCGAACAGCAGGCGAATAACATGAGCGTCAAGCGCTTTGCAGATCTCGCGCTCGGGCTTGGGAACTTCAGCTAATACGAAACGGAGGACACAGAACATGCTTTATCAGCCGACCAACGTATATCCCAGCATGACCGGCGCACTCGGAAACGGTGTGGTCGATGCCAACGGGAATCTCACTGTTAGCTGGCAAGTCAACGGCAATTCGCCGTTGACTGCATTCCAAATCGTGATATACGACAACAATCCGACTTCGACGCAGCGGTTTTCAACCGGAAAGATAACAGATGGTTGTCCGTTCTACGGCGTGGACTATGCGGGGAACGTGCAATACTTCAGCTATGTGATTCCCGCTGGTCAGCTTTTGAGCGCCGGCATCACGAACGGGAATGATTATAAGCTTATCATTACGCAATGGTGGTCGGACAGCAACTCAGTTTCGCAGTCCAGCGCAAGCGCGTTTATTACGCGCACTGCGCCGACGCTCACGATCTCCGCACTTCCGAACCCGGTACCATATCGGATGTTCACGTTCTATGCTGTTTACACGCAGGCAGAAGGGGACGTTCTGAACTGGGTCCGTTGGGAAGTTGCACTGAAGAATTCAACGTCGTATGACGTCCTGAAAGATACTGGAAAACTCTATGGGGTCGCGCAACTTCAATTTTCTTACGATGGATTCTTCACTGGAAGCACATATGCTGTCAGATGTTCTGTGCAAACGGAAAATGGCGTTGAGGCCACTACAGGCTGGATTGAGTTTGCTGTTGAATATCAATCTGAGCTTCTGAATGGAACGCTTGCCGCTTGTCAAAGCGGAAAGGGGAGTGGCGTCAAACTGACGTTCCCGTCTGTCACAAATATTCCGGGCGAGGCAAGCGGATCATACACAGTTTCGGACAGTTACCTCCGTCTTCCGGAAGGAAGCAGCGTGAAGTGGGAAAAACAAGATGGCGAGCAGATGAACCTTGAAGCTCCGTTCGACGCGGCGTGGCGTGGCCTTGGAAATGCCAATGGAATGATCCTCCAAGAAAACGGAGTGGCGGAACGGTTCACCTTTGAACAGATACTTAACCAGCGTCTGACATATGGCTGCTACGGAGACAAGTTCGTTGCAACAAGCGGCCGTATTTACTACAGCGAAGACGGAACAACTTGGACAGAAGCGAACCCACCGCAGAACAACGGCCAAGATCTCCTCGGGTGGGGCGAAGTTGCTTATGGCGTCGGAAAATATGTCGCGATTAAAGCTGGATATTCTGCGACGTCGGAAGACGGAATCACGTGGACAGCACACACACTGACCATTACAGTAGAACTCGAACAGCTCTGTTTTGGCAATAATGTTTTTGCTGCAATCGACGGAAGCAATAAAATTGCCGTATCCAGTGATGGCGTGACGTGGGAAGAGGTCACAGTCGGTATTGACAGTGGCGCTGGTATAAATAGCCTCACCTTTGGTGACGGGAAGTTTATGCTTGCCACTTACAATTCGAACACTTCACAGAATGAAGTAACAAGCATTTTTACGTCAGAAGACGGGAAAACGTGGACGAAAATACACAGTTTTGAAGAGAGATTTCAATCAAATGCGCTATGCTACGGAAACGGAATATACCTGATGGTTTCCATATATCCGAACACTGAATTTTTTGTGTCCACGAACGGAACTGATTGGAGCAACGTCAAGCCGCAGGACTTCTTTCCGAGCATAGGAGAGCACTTTTATGTGTCTAGTTACTCCGTCTGCTACGGCGGAGATCGCTTCGTAGTTTTGTATGGAAATGGCTCACAACAAAATTATGCGTTCTACAGCTACGACGCAAAGAACTGGATGGCAGCAAAACTGGACACCGGATACTCCAACGAAGTGTTCGATTCCATTTTTTATGGGAATGGGAAGTTCTTCATTTCATCTGACACCGGCATCGTCAAAACTGCTGTCAGCGTCAATAAGCCAATAAGCGACAACCTCGGTATTGAGGTAAGCGCACCGGACCTGAATCCAAGAATTTACGGAGAGCTGCCGAGCACCGGGGAGTGGCGGTCTGCCGCTTATGGAAACGGAAAATATGTGGCGCTGCAGTATAACTCAGATTCTGCGGCTTACTCGACCGACGGGAAAACATGGACTGCAGCTACGCTGCCTGTATCTTCGGCATGGGGTTTCGTGATCTATGCGAACCAGACCTTCTACGCATTCTCCTATGCGGGTGATATTGCCACCAGCAGCGACGGAACAACGTGGACGGCGAAAACGAAGATTGGTGCGATTACCGATGTATCGTTCGTTGACGGTAAGTTTTTTGTGTCCAACCTGAACGCGTGGACAGTTGACGTTTCTTCGAACCTGGAGAACTGGAGCACTGTATTCAGCGGGGACTATACAGCGCCAGTGCTTGGGAATGGAATCTATGTTTCTATTCCACAACATGGAGACGGCGCGGTTGTGTATTCGTATGATGGAGAGTCGTGGGGGCATTCTGCAACTCAGAATATGATCCACGCCAGCGATATAGCATTCGGCGGAACGCTTTTCGTCGCAGTTGGCTATAGCTCGGACGTCATGGTCAGCTCTGACGGCTTGAACTGGACGGTTTATAAGAATGTCTTGGGGCGAAGCAGCGAATCTTATGGGGCGCATGTCTTTTATAGTGGCGCACAGTTCATTTGCTGCACAGGGGAGCACCACATTTTCACCTCCACAGATGGTGAGACTTGGAATGCAATACCGCTTGGAAATGCTTGCTGGGCTGGATGTTATGGCAATGGAAATCTGCTTTTAATGCCATATGGCGCAGCAAACGTGTATGGAACTGACTCAACGTCGGCTTCGATGCAAATCCATGCGCACGACGGCGTGCTGGCATCGTTGAGCCTCCCAAGCACGCAGATTCTCAGTGTTTTGCATCTCAACGAAGGACAGAAAATTGTCGTTTCGACAGATGCGGATGATCTGACGTGGGAACAGCACGAATCTAGTGTGCAGTTCGCCAGTAGCAAAGTCTTATATGGCAACGGTCTGTATGTTGCCTTTTCGTACAATCAAAGTGCTTACAGCGATGATGGAGTTAACTGGAACTCGGGCGGCTATGGCAGCTTTACGCCTTATGAACCGGCATGTTTTGGTGGTGGAAAATTTGTTGCGCTGTCCTATGTGTCCCCATTTGGAACGCACTCTTTTGTTTCCACCGACGTGAAAGCGTGGAAAGATAGCGAGGCCGTTGCGAATGCACAGCCGATTGACTTGTTCTTTGCAAAGAACCAATTCGTTGGACTTTTCGGAATGAATGACGGCGGCATCGTCGTTGCAGTTTCAGAAACCGGGGAAGGTTGGGAGATTGTATCAGCAATGCCTGCGGCTGACAATGGTTGGCGAAAGATTGCGTATGGCAATGGCGTATATGTTGTGATTGCACCACAGGCCACTGCACCAAACGGCGGAGCAATCGCTTATTCAAAAGATTTAATGAATTGGACAGTTGTTTCAGTTGTTGAACTGACGCCACACTATACCGTCAGTTCACCGGTCTTATTTCTATATGATATTTGTTTTTCCGGTGATCGATTTGTAATCGTCGGCGACAACAACACACGGATAACGTTGTGCAGTTATGACGGAATCACATGGGACGTTTACAGCAATGAGCACTCTGGGCCAAACATCATATTCGCACAAGGTTGGTTCCTGTCGGTCTACGCTGGAAGCGCAGGTAAGAGCAAAGACGGGATCAGCTGGACTGCGTGCGATAGCCCAATCCCGGCATCTTCGTCAGTCGACCCAACGATGGTGAAACTGGCGTTCGGCGGAAGCTTTGTTTGGGTGGATAACACCAATGCATATACGTCTTCCGGCTTCGTGAGTAAAACAGAAATTCCTCTCGATTTCTCATTTGATTCACTCACTTCTCTGCAGATGGAGGGCTCGCAGACGTGTGACTATGTATTGGTAAGTAAAAACGAGCTGACCAGCACAGTGCGGAATAACATCTTGGCAGAACCGAGATACCACCCGACGGACGTTTCGGGGCAGTTCTTCGCAGACTTTGACACAGATCTGAATGGCGGAGGATTTGGAAACACCGGGTTTACCAAATTTGCGATTTATCGCTATCTGGCCGGAAGTCTGACCCTTACGCATGTCTTTGACACAAGTCCGGAGGACGGCAACGTCGTGATTGACTGTGGAAGCAAAAACGCAGAGGCATATACGTACTATGCGTTCGGAATCAATGACTCGGCGTCCTCGGCTGCTCTTATCAGCAATCAAATCACAACCTGTATTTGGAATTGGTCTGTTCTGTCATGCACGAAGGACGCAAACGGGGTTTTCCACCCGCAAAAGATTTTCTTCTTCGGAAAGAATCTGTCCAGTGGGGATATCAGCAACAACAACACGCCTCAGATCTTGCAGAACTTCACACAGTACCCGACGGTCCAGACGGCACCGTTCAACTACAAGAGCGGTACGCTGACGAGTTTGATTGGAACGATCTCCGACGGAAAATATTCTGACACTGTAAACCTGCGGAACGAGATAATGGAGCTGTCAACAACGAGGAATACGCTGTTTCTGAAGAGCCGGAAGGGTGATCTGCTGAGAATCCGGATAAGTGCTGCTATTGAGGTCAGCACAATGGACAACTCTCCAACGCAAGCACAAACAGCCAAAATTTCCTGGGTCGAAGTTGGAGGTACGGATGACGCGAGAATCGTCATCACAAAGTCTGACGGAGCATGGCCGTACTGATGGGAGGGTGAATTGAGATGGGCATTAAAATCTTAGAAACAACTGCTAACTCCATCAGTGCGGAATACTACGAAAGCATTTCGGACGGATCATCGTCAGATGCTGCATACCTGCAATGGGTGCTGAATGCAGACGGGGAATCGACCAGAAGTCAAAGGACTTCTGACAAGTCGAATAATTATGCCGTCACGTTTACCGGACTGACAGCGAATAAGAGTTATTATCTGACTGGCACGCTCTATGATGCAAATGGCGGGAAGATCGAAGGAAATGGAACTCCTGTTACCACATTGCAGGGGGATAAAACAGTCACGATTTATGCCAATGATGGGACCGGCCAATCCGTGAGCAATACGTTCCCGTTTGGCACCACCATCACCATCCCGGATTGTCCGTTCTCCGCTCCGCCCGGAAAAACCTTCGCCGGATATGCTGGCACAGCCAGTGCAACCTCAGCCCAATGGCAGCCGGGGCAGACAACAACGGTATATGTAGACCGCGTATTCTACTGCGTCTGGCAGGAGATCACTGTACCGACGCACACGATTTCCTACAACGCAAACGGGGGATATGGCGCACCTTCTTCGCAAACCGTGCGAGAAGACACAAACGTTCAAATCTCAACAACGATTCCGAGCCGGCCGGGCTATACCTTCGCAAATTGGGTCGCCGTAGGTCTTACCAGCGGATACACAATGTCTGTTAGCCCAGGACAGACGTTAGGCACCACGCCGGAAGATATTGAGCTGACGGCCGAGTGGTATCAGTATTCGGTCGACGTGATAGCGGGGGACTACATTGCAAACGTATCCAGGCAGTATCAGGGCATCCCGTTTATCGATTACAACGGGAACACCCAAACATCTTGCTGGGTGGACTGCACGCTGAGTTCACAGTCTGGCTATCAGGTAACGTTTGATGGATGGTACAACGCCTCTGACGTGAAGGTGTCCTCCGCTCAAAGGTACACGGTTTCCGGTATTAGCTCGAATTTGGCGTTGACAGCCAAAGCAACGGCCACTGTACTTGCCACCTATACCGTTACATATGCACCCGGAGCAAACGGTGTCGGCAGCACGCAGACGCAGACAAAAACGGAGGGGACGGCTATCACGCTTCGTGGGGTTACATTCACGCGTGATGGCTATGTACAGACCGGGTGGAGCCTGACTGACGGCGGAGCGAAAGCCTATAGTCTTGGAGCCCAATACACGCAGGATGCCAGCGTGACGCTCTATCCGTATTGGCAGAAGGAAGCTGCAGACGTAACGACGATTGACAATCTTCCAGCCGGCACCATCGTCAAAGACACGATAGATGGAGCTGAGTTTGAGTTCATCGTGGTCAACCAAGGTGTCCCGCAGCAAAGCAGCCTGTATGACAGCAGCTGCAACGGAACGTGGCTGATGCTGAAGCAGCTCTACAATCAACAGGTCTGGAATGGAAGCGGCAGCACAAGCATCTATTCTGGAAGTCAGATTGCTTCTTATCTGAACGGAGATTTCTACAATCTTCTCAGTGCAAATCTTCGGAATGCTCTGCAAACAGCCAGGATTCCATATGCGAGTGGAACATCAGTTTCAGCAGGGACAAGCGGAGTTGAATCAAAGGTCTTCCTGCTCTCTGCGCTGGAACTTGGCTTGCGGAACGGACTCAGCGAGAACTTTGGAGAGAATAGCTGGGCAGACATTATCCTTGCTTGTCAGACAAAAACGGTTCCTGGCACATGGAACGTCGGCGACAGCTGCAACATGACGATCAACAACACGACCTACGCAATCGACATCATCGGCAAGAACCACGACGATTATGCGGACGGCTCGGGCAAGGCTCCGCTGACATTCCAGATGCACACGACCTACGCGACGCAGTATAAGATGAACGGCGCAGAGAGCAATAGCTGTGGTTGGGTGAACTGTCTGGTGCGAACGTACAATGCATTCCCGAAGCTGAGACAGGTGATGCCGGCAGAGGTCGTGGCTGCGATGAAAGCCGTGACGAAGAAAACCTCGGCAGGCAACGCCAGCTCGGCCATCGACACGACGGAGGACACGCTGTTCCTGTTGTCGGAAATCGAGGTACAGGGCACACGGACATTCTCCTATCCAGGCGAGGGCACGCAGTACGAGTATTACCAGACGGCCGCGAACCGGAAGAAAAACCGCGCATGGTATTTGCGCTCGCCGAGACTCAACAGCACCACCTGCTTTGACAGAACTGGATGGAGCGGTGAAGCGGACTGGAGCGTCGCGTCCGAGGTGGACGGCATCACAGCGGCATGGTGTTTCTAGGAGGTGGTGATACCATATGTGTGCAAAAGCAATCGACGGTGCAAAGCTTGAATATTTCGAACAAAACAGCAGCAAAGAAGCGCTCATTGCCTATCTGAACGGGGCGGCGGCGAACTGGTGGACACGAACGCAGCCCGATACCGGAGCAACGACAGTCTGGTATCAGGATACGGCCGGTAGCGGCGGATGGGCCGCGCAGACGGAATCCAAAGGCATCCGGCCTGCGTTCGTCGTTAAATCAGATACAAAGGTCATCAAGAACGATGATGGAAGCTACTCGATAGCCACAACGTATGTCATAACCTACCTCCCCGGAATGAACGGCACGGGAACGGCGCAATCTGTGACCAAAAACCAAGGTGAACCGCTTACACTTGCCGGAGCCATCTTCGGCCGTGATGGCTACACCCAAGTCGGTTGGGCCACAACGGACGGCGGGGAGAAAGCATATGACCTTGGCGGCACATACATGACAGACTCAGTTGCTACGTTTTATCCGGTTTGGCAAAAGAATGCGCCGCAGCCTCCTACGCCTGATCCGACACCCGGATATGTTTATGCTGGCGAGCACGCAGAACGAGTCAGAGACTATCTTGCGCAGCTGCGCACGCCATTTACAAAGCTCTGTCGGATTCGTTTCCTGCAACCGGACGGAAGTACAGCCTTTGCGCTCGATAATAATCCGCTCGGACGGAGAAATGGCACGTTTATTCAAGAGGGAAGCATCACCTGCAATCTGCAAAACGGCCAGAGAAGGACAGCGAGCATAACGCTTTCGAACGTAGATGCCGAGTATGAATATAATGTCAACAATATCTGGTTCGGTCAGCAGGTGGCAATCGATGAAGGACTCATTCTCTCGGATGGTTCGGAATACTACATCCAGCAGGGCGTCTTTTACATCCAAGAGCCGCAGGAGACGATGAACCCAAATCTTCGAACCATGACGTACCCGCTTGTAGACAAGTGGGCATACATTGATGGAAGCCTGTTTGGGCGGCTTGAAGCAACATATGAGGTTCCGGTAGGGACGAATATCTTTGAACCCGTGGCGGCGCTCCTGAAGCTCGACAAGGGCAACGGATACCCCATTGACCATGTGACGCCGGTTTTCACGAACTACTACAATGGGAAGACGCAGGCGCTTCCGGATGGCACGACAGCTGCGCTGACAGACTCGCCATACACGCTGCGTGTAGACAGCGACGACGGAACAATCGCGGATGTTGCACTCGGCATGGCGGAGATGGTAAACGCATGGGTAGGGTACGACCAAACGGGAACATTCAGAATGGAACCGTCGCAGGATGACATCGTTGATACGGACAAGCCGATTCTCTGGCAGTTCTCAATGGATGAGGCACAGCTTCTTGGTGCGACTTACACGGTCAAAAACACGGAGGTTTTCAATGACTATATCGTCCTTGGCGAGCAGACTGATAACTATCCGCAGGCGTCCGGAAGAGCGCAGAATCTTGACCCGAGCAGCGATACAAACATCAACCTCATAGGTAGAAAAACCTATCGGGAAACTGCGTCCGGATACTATACCACGACGCAGTGCAGAGATCTCGCTGAGTGGAAACTGAAAAGAACGACAGTTCTGCAGAAAGCAGTATCAATTCAGTGCATACAGATGATGCATATATTTGAAAACAGTCTTGTTGAAATCGTTAGGACGGACAAACCGTCTTCACCGGTAGAACGGCATCTGATTCAAGGATTCACACGTCCACTTACCAGCAACGGGACAATGACAATCAACGCCGTATCGGTTGCTGACTTCCCGATTGCGACGATCACGAGCTGGCCGAAGTGAGGAAGGGGGTGCTGAAATGGCTGAAAGGAGCCCGCAAGCCCCTGCCTTTAGACATGGGGTAAAGGGCTGCAAGTCCACTGAATGCGAGGAGCAGTGAAAGTATGGAATATTCCTATCAATTTAGGCTGTACCCAAATTCGGCTCAGAGAAACTTAATACAGCACACTTTCGGATGTGTCCGGTTTGTGTATAACTACTTTCTCGCTGAGCGTATCGCGCAGTATAGAGAAACTGGGAAATCTCCTACACGTTTTCAGCAGGACAAGGAACTCACTGCACTAAAAAAGGAACTCGAATGGCTACAAGAACCAGATAAGTGCGCTTTAAAAAATGCGCTGAAATACTTGGACGCTGCATATAAGAACTTTTTTCGCCGAGTAAAGAACGGTGAGAAGCCCGGTTTTCCAAAGTTCAAAAGCAAGCGCGACCATAGACAGAGTTACACGACGAATTGCAACATTAAGATTTTTGAAAATGCAGTCCAGCTTCCAAAGTTGGGACATGTCAAGTGTCGGGTTTCAAAGGAAGTCAAAGGGCGCATTTTATCGGCCACGATATCTCAGAATCCCAGCGGGAAATACTTCGTATCGCTCTGCTGCACTGATGTGGAGATTGAGCCGCTTCCAAAGACAGGCTGTGTTATCGGCGTTGATATGGGGCTGAAAGCATTTGCAATCACCTCCGATGGCGTGGAGTACCAAAACCATAAGTATCTATCCAAGAGCCAGAAGAAACTTGCCAGACTACAACGGCTGCTCTCCCGAAAACCAAAGGGGAGCAACCGGCACGAGAAAGCGAGGCTTCAGGTGGCGCGGCTGCATGAGCATATCACAAACCAGCGCGGGGACATGATGCACAAGTTGTCAACGCAGCTCATTCGAGAAAATGATGTGGTCTGCATCGAGGACTTAGCGCCGAAGAACATGGTCAAGAACCATAATCTAGCGAAGTCCATCAGTGACGCATCGTGGGGCGAGTTCCGACGGCAGTTAGAATACAAAGCCGCGTGGTATGGGAAAAAGGTCATACAGATAGACCGTTTCTTCCCTTCCAGCCAGCTATGCTCCTGTTGCGGATATCGGAACATCGGCACAAAGAATCTGGCGGTGCGGGAGTGGACGTGCTCCAAATGTGGGACGCGTCATGATCGGGACATCAACGCCGCGAAGAACATTTTGCACGAAGGAATGCGCCTAATGGCGTAGAAAGGAATCATTATGGAAATCAACAATAGGGCGGGACACGCCCGAATTAACGCTCGTGGAGATTGCGTAGACCTCGCAGGTGCAGGCAGCGGTCGTAGAAACGAGAATCCCCCGGCTTTAGCCGTGGGGAGTGTCAATGAAAGGAAAACTGCGCAATACATTCTCAAACTCAAATCCGGAGAGACCTTCGACGTAATTGAGGAAACGAATTTGTACTGGGTCTGCAAAGGAACCCAGTTCAAGAAGACAAGCAGGCAGATTGAACGTGTGACACGGCGAAAAGCCAGAAAGGGCGCAAACGATGAGTGAGATTGGTCCCGTGCTCAACAACCATGGAGCAAAACTGTGCAGATCATTCACCGACACAGCATACGGAATCAGTGCCTGTATTCATTTCTTCTGCGGCAAGTGGATTCCACCTCCCGCTGTGAAATAAAAAACCATAGTGTCCTGCGCTGAAAGGGCGGCGCAGAAGGGCCGAAGAGGGCCGCGAGCGAAGCAAAAGATGGCTGCGTTCGCGGCTCTCTTTTGCTTCGTCAATATCGAATGATTGGAGAAAAGCAATGGAAACTTTCAAAGATATCGTGACCATCTTTGGTGGGATTACTACGATTGGCGCTGTACTGGTGGTTCTGGTTAAGCCAATCCGTGAGTGGGTCATGGGGGATAGCGCGATCAAGGCCGGAATGAAGTGTCAACTTCGTTCTGACATGCTGCACACCTATTACAAGAATAAGGACACACAAAAGATCCGCCAGTACGAAGCCGAAAATTTCGAATATTCGTACAAGGCATACAAGGCACTCAAGGGCAATTCTTTCATCGAAAAAATCAAGAAGGAAGTGGACGAATGGGAAGTGGTGTCTTAAAAGGAATGGAATGGAGCAAACGCATTCTCATTTTCTCGTATCTGATGCTTGTTGTGTTTATCGTCATTTTCCTGGCTGCTGACGATAAAGCAGCTGCTGCAACGGTACTCTGCGGGTGGATCGTTGAGGTTTCTGCAGCTACCGGATTTTATTTCTGGAAAGCAAAGAACGAAAATAGAAGCAAGTACGCACTCATATTTGTACGGGAACTGGCGGAAAAGCATGGCTTGGATGCAACCGCACGAATCATTGAAGCAGTCCTTAAAGACTGAGAAGGGAAACTATTATGAAAAACAGCTGGTGGCAAGTCATCATCGAGAACCTTTTTAAGGTCAAGTCACTCGTAACGATTGTACTCACGGGTGCGTTTGTTGCAATGGCACTTCGTGACAAGGTAGAGCCGAAGGACTTTTATTCCATCATAGTGATGGTTCTGACGTTCTACTTCGGCTATCAGAGTGCCAAGAGCGAAGATAAGAACAGCACACCGAACGGTAGTCAGGAATAGGGCTTTGGCCTCGCAAAAGGAGGAATATCAAATGACCATTCAGGAAGCAAAGAAAAAGCTGCTCGACATTGCGGCAGCTGAAGAGGGCTATCTGGAAAAAGCAACGAACGCAGAGCTCGACAGCAAGACTGCGAATGCCGGCAGAAACAACTACACGAAGTACGCTCGGGACCATGCCAAATGGGGGACCTACCATGCTCCCAAGCAGGGACTCCCCTGGTGTGATATGTTTGTGGACTGGTGCTTTATCAAGGCATTCGGACTTGCACTCGGCATGAAAGCAACCTGTCAACCGAAGGGCGGCTATGGTGCTGGCTGTACGGAATCGTATAACTACTACAAAGCCGCAGGGAAGGCCGTTCCTGTCGCAGAAGTGCAGGAAGGCGACCAGATCTTCTTTGGAAAGCCCGGAAGCATGACGCACACTGGCATCGTGTATAAGGTCGATAATGCGCGGATCTATACCATTGAGGGGAACACCAGTTCCGGCAGCAACACTGTGATTGCGAATGGCGGCGGCGTTTTTAAAAAGTGGTACTACAGAAATTCTACCTCCATCGGTGGAATTGGCCGTCCCAAGTGGGACGTGCTTGGCAGCGAAGATTCTAAGCCCACTACGTCAACTTCTTCAACCCCAACGACAGTGAAGTATTCTGAGTTCCAAGGTGGCATCTTCGCCGAAATCCCGTTTTCCCGTATTGACCGAATTGAGCATATCAAAATGGCAGACGCGAGAGGGGAAACAACCGGCAGTGTTGCAATTCGCGCTACATGGAATGACAGATTCCCCGATATCGTCATCAATGCGGAACTCTTCAACTACGGCAAGTACACGCCGGCATCCGGCGTAAAGCACAAGGGAACGATGGAATATCAAGGGTGGCAGCCGTTCATCGGCTTCAAGGACTATAAGACGCCCATTCAGGAGGCCCGTGGAGCCGTCACGTCGCCTGATGCAGTCGGGGGCTACCCCGCTATGGTCCAGAACGGTGTTAAGGGATTCACGGTCCCCAAGGGCCTTGAAGGCAACAAGTACCGGACGGCCATGGGGCTGAAGGGTAAGGTGCTCGGCATCATCGTCACAGAGAAACAGGTCCCGATGGACGTTGTTGCAAACAAGTTCGTCGCTGAGAAGTACGAATTCGCAATCAACCTTGACGGCGGAGCTTCCAGCAGCTACGTCACACCAACTGCTGCGTGGGCACGCCCCAACAAGCTTCGCGGATTTGTGGCGATCTGGCTCAAAAGCGGTAAGGGCAACTATCTTAGCAAACGGCAATATGGCAATCATGCCGTTCAGCCGAAGCCCGTGAAGTCGGAAAACTGGATTGAGACGGATAAATCCGCAGCGAACGGCGTAAAGATGAAGGTCACGGCCAGTGAATTGAATCTTCGTGCAACCGCATCTACCAGCAGTGAAGTCCGATTTGTCCTGAAATACGGAGAAACGGTCACATGGTACGGATATCAGACGAAGAGCTGGTACTACGTCAGAACCGTGTCCGGCAAGGAAGGCTATGTCTACAAAGCATACGTGAAAAAGGTATGAAAAAACCGGGAGGTTAATTCCTCCCGGTTTTTTCTTCGCCATAACTGCAGAAATCGTCTTCACGCTCCAATCTTTAAAGATTGCTCAACGTCCCGTCCCCGACGATAACAGCGTTTGTCATGCTGCTTCCGAGAACGAAGACAGTGACCTGCGTGCCGACAGCTGCATTCTCCATGCTGGAGACGTAGGGGAGAGCGATTTCTTTATCGAATGCTCGCTGAATGGTGATCTTGCCGTTTGCAGCCACTCGTGTGACCTGCGCCCGGAAATACCAAATGTTCGATCTTGTCAGTTCTTCAATTTTCGGTTTGAAGTAGTCCCAGAGCCGGTCGGCGAACCGCTTCATTTCCTGATTTTCATCCATGCTTATCGTCCTCCAATCCGATTGGTGTGCTGTGAAGGAGCACTGCGCCTCTCCGCTTTGGTGGAAGCATTAACGCTGCTGCACCTACACTTTCGGCCTCGATTGTGAGTTCTTCATTATCTTTGTCATCGTACACAACAAGGAATGTGTAGCGGTTCTTGACAACGTTCTTGTGGAGTTTACCTCCCATACATTCACTCCCTATACGTTGATATCAGATTTGAGCAGCAAGGCGGGGCGGACGCCCTGCGGCATATATGCAACTCCAATGCCCCTGTCTCCGCTTTTCCAGACACGCCACACAAGGCAGAATACATCGGGGTTCGTAATGGGAACCCGCGTGCTGACCGCCGGCGTGACGAGCCACCAGTCATCCTTGTTTTCGGGAATTATGTCTTCGAATTGTCGGTGCTGCCAAAGCGTAAGGGGCGCTGCTTTGACCGTGATATTTCCATAAGTCATACCGCGGTCGAGGCAACTCAGGTCAACTTCAAACGGGAGAATGGCTGCAGCTTCCTCGGGAGTACGCGGCAGTTTTTCTACCCATTTGTCAATGTGCTCCTTCAAATCAGAGCAGGTATAATCGCTGAGTTTTTCTATGTCCGCTCTGTCATTGAAGGGAAGCTTTTCCGTGCTCTGCGCCAGCAGTACAAGCGTAGCACCATCACCCTGAAGCAAAACAACGAATCTCTCACCTGCGAACTCAAAAGTTTTTCCGGGGATGATCTCTGAAAGTTTCTTCATGGCTGCCTCCAATTCTCTATTTAAATCTCTCTTAATCCTCCTGGCATAACATCAAAAATGCCGGCCGCGCCTTTTCCTTGATCTCTTTTTGCACATCTTCCGTTGCAAGCTCGTGCGTGAAAACTGGACGCTGCAAAAGCTGCTCCACATAGTTGTGAAACTCCCAAAAGCCACACATCAACACGCCAGTATAAGCCGATACGATAAGGCGTTCCTGTTTCGTCATAATATCCACTCACTCTTTCCAGACGTTTGCGACCGTGAAGGTCATACGCAGCCGACAGTTGACATCTGCGAGCGTTACCATATCAGCCAGCTTGTACATTTCAGAAATGCGGTTGCGGATGCTGTCATTGAGGATGTTGACCGGGAGAGGGAAGTCGACGTAGACGAACGTGTTCCGATCCCGTACCTCCAGATCGTCCGCGTGCCACGGAGTACGCAGCGCCTTCGCAATCGCAGCTCCGTGTTCCTTGAGCTTGTTGTAGACCTCAACTTTCGCGGGGACCAGCTCGTTCCCGTGGAAAGCCTCATCCTTGGCCAGCATTGCAGCCACCATATCCTGAATATCCATTGCCATTTGTTTTTCCTCCTATATTTTTTGATGTGCCCGTGAGGGCTTACAGTTATGATTCTACTGGGAAATCAGATTTGTCCCGCGTGGACGAAATTTTTTTCATTTCCCGCACGTTCTGTGCCACGATCTTCACGGCCTCGTCGATGATTCTTGCATCGCGTTCGAGGTTCAAACCGTAGTTGTTTCCCATATCGTTTGCATCGAAATCAAGCTTGTAATCGAAACTGAAACGGATAGCTGACCTGTCTCGTATACACATCTGACGCTGCCGACG